CTTCAGCAGGAAATCAACAAATAACATCAAGGGCTGCGCCGGAAAAGTCGGTGCAGCCCTTGCATTTTGCGTTCTTTTTCTGATATAATAGACATATCAGGAATATGCTTTTTTTAGGCGAGGTTTCAGGATTCTCAGCAGTCCCTTGATAATGCTTGATTATAGCGCAATCAGCCGGAATATACAATCCCCAGATTCGCAATTTTGACTCTCTTTCCGTCGCACGAAGTAGTCAAAACGGGGGTCAAAAAAAAGCCCCTCATGCTCTGTCAACGCATGAGGGAAAATGGATAAAGGAAGATACCAGTACATATTTATTATAAGCGTTTCTAATCGGCTTGTCAAGCGTTTTTCTGCGAGATAATCTGCGCCCACTTCTTCGCGTCCTGCACACGCTTCCGTTCCTCCGGCGTGTTGACGCTGATGGAATGCAGCGCCGTCTCCACCTGCTGGATGGTCGGAACTGTGTCCAAGTCCGCGCTGTGCGTCATGAGGACAACCGCATCCCGGCGTTTCTTGTCATCGGCGGATTCCTGCGCACTCTGTGCATCGGCTTTCGGGGCTGACCGCGTGGCGAGGTACTCACGCACTGTAATCAGCGCGGCCAAATCGCGGATGTTCTGCGGATTGTTTCCCTCTTCGATTGCCTTCTCAATCTGTCCATCAATCCAAGTCAGCGTAACCACGCAGCCAGCCCCCTTTCCGTTATGCTTCTTTCAGTTCTTCCAGCGCCCGCCGAATCACGTCACGCTTCCCCGGCTCGATGGTGCGCATCAGTTCTTCCAACTCGTCCATCAGGCGCTTGTCCGTGCCGTCGTGGCGGCTGTACCGTCCGCGCATATCGCGTCCACGGCGGCTGTATCGCTCATCGCGGTACATACCGTCATAGCTGCCACGCGCTTCCCAGTCGCCGCCGTTATTGCTGTACCCGTCCGATTCAAGCATCTCAATCTTGTCGATGTTTTTGATGGTGTCCGTCAGCTTGTGAACGGCTTCGAGGTCTCCAGCGGACATATCCTGCTTTTCCGCAATTTCTTGCAGTTCTTCGCAGAGTTTTTCTTTAAGTTCGTGAAGATACTTCATTGCGTTTCTCCTTTCCTCACGCAACGCGCGTGACAATCAGGTTGGCATTCTGCACGTCGATATCCACGCCAGCGGTATTCTTGACGCTGATGGTTGTGCAGCACCCCGCCGGAACGTCAACAAAGGTATCGACGCTGACGTTCTGGTACTGCGCCGCTGCCGCAGGGGTGACGATGGCGGTAGAAGCCGGAAGCACCTCACCCGCAATAGCAAGCGCAACAGAGATAGCTCCGGCAGTGCCGCCCGTCGGAATGGCGATATTGCCGCCAAAATTGACGCGGAAACGTGCGCGGCACTGTCCGTTGGTAATTCCCCGCAGCGTTACGATGCCAGAGCCTTCACGATGGACGATGCAGCGCGTGGCGCAAACGGGCGTTGCAGTAAAAAGGACGTTGTTGCCATTGGCGACGGTTTGAGCCGCCGCCGCAGTATATTCAGCCATGATTTTCTCCTTTCAGCGGCAGGGCGCGAAGCAATCAACGCCCCGCCGCTTTTTCAGTTGCCGTTGTCGGCTCATCCTGCACAGGCAGGAAGCTGTCTGGATCTTACCCGGCGCAATACTGCGCCTGATTGCAACAGAACGGATTGGCTACCGTGTACGCCGGAACAGGGCAAGGACGAATCGTATTCACGAGATACTGGTTCTGTGCTGCCTGAGACGCAGCGAGCTGCAAGCCGAAAATCTGCTGATTCTGCGCCGCAATCTTCTCGTCCTTCGCCTCGATGCGCTGTGCCGTCAATGCGTCAATCACCGCTCGTGCGTTAGCGTTGGCGTTGTCCAAAATGTCGCGAACGCCGCTCTGGATGGTGTTGCGAGTGTCGCAAGCCTGAGTGGCAAGGTTGTAGTTCACGCCCTGGATTGCCGTCTGCGTCTTGCAGCAGCAATCCGCCGCCTGTGCCTGCATCGCGTTAAGCTGCTGCATCAGCGCGGTCTGCTGATTGGCGCGGGAGAGTTCCGCCTGCGCGAAGCCGTTAGCCATCTGCATCTGTACGCCATTGGTGAGCTGCGCCTGTGCATAGAATCCATCACACAAGCCGCTGTTCACGTTGTCGATTTTCCGCTCGATATTGGCGAAGTCGGAGGTGAGGACGTAACCGTCCATGACAGAACCCTGTCCGCCGTTGCGATTGCCAAAGCCACCCCATCCGTTATTGCCCCATCCGCAGAAGACGAAGAGGAAGAGGATAATAATCCAGTATGCGCCATTGCCACCAAAGAAGCCGTCGCCGTTCTGGTTTCTGTTTATGCCGGAAAGCAGAGCCACGTCAGAAGCGGAGAGTTCCGAAGTCATACTCATGTTTTTTCTCCTTTCGGGATTTGAAATATATGCTAAATTGTTGCGCAACAAATATAGCCAAAGTTAAGAACCGAGGAACGATTGGAACATCTGCGCCGCCTGTTGCAGTTGGTTAAGCTGGTTTTGCGAGATTTTCCCGGATGCAATCAGTTTGCGAACCTCTTGTTCCGGGTCGCCTTGAAACGTCGCTCGGAACTGCTGAAACTGCTGCATCATCTGCTGGAAATTTCCCAGCGCTCCGGGCATCTGCCCGCCGCCGAGTGCGTTAAACAGTGGGTTCATCTTGCGTTACCCCCTTCTTCTTGCGCCCCTCAAGGGCTTCAAGGCGCTTTGTAAGCGTGTTAAGTTCGTCCCGCGTCACATACTCCGGCGCGTCCTGCGCGCTGCTGGATGGCTTTACGGATGCGTTGCGCTCCGTGTAGTCAAACGTGCGCATGGACGGCATTCCCGCCGCGTCCGCTGACTTGATGTAAAACGTCTGCTTCTCGCTATCCATCAGCAGAACGCTCGCACCATTTGCGACAAGGTAGCTCTTCGCTCCAGCTTCACCCTGCACCCAAATCAGTCCGTTGCTCGACGGCTGCGCTTGCGGCGCTGGCTGCTGCATCATCGGCTGCTGTGCGGCTCGAAGCTGCGCAAGCTGGTCGGGCATCGCCGTCTGCTGCGCGTTATAATACGGAATCTGTGGATAATATTGTGGATAACCATACGCCATACGTCAATCCTACCCCTTCCAGTAGTACGCTGGTATTTCCGCGCCGCTGTCCCATGCGTCATACCAGTCCCCGTCTACGGCACACACAACGTGGTCACCGATGCCGAGGACGTACACCCCGCGCGGATGCTCACGACAGAAGTCCGCGACGGTATAGCAGATTGGACAAGTATCCGGCAGGGCGTGGCGCGTGAATCCGTGCTCATGCAAGTAGCGCCCCCAGACGTGATTGGCGTTAGGCATATCACCGCAGTCATAGCCCAGCGCACAGAGCGCCGCATAGGTGCTTCCCCACGTCTCCCCTGCCGCTTTTGATGCTGCACGGACAGCGCAGTCCCCGACACGCAAGCCACGCGGATTAGGGTTGTAGTGGATATACACAACACCACCTCCTACTGATTATAGTATAGGCGATTCGGACGGTTGGAAAATGCAGACAAAACGCTGGAAAGTTGCAAAAAAACTTGCGAAAAATCCTGAAAAGGTATTGACAAGGTATATACCTTTGTGCTATAATACATAGTGTCAAGGGGCGGTACGAAATAAAAGCCCCGGACAGAAAGAGGTAATGACCATGGCAAAAGCAATTGCCACCTACAAATGCCCTGATTGCGGCGCGACCGTTGAGCGCCGCATTGACGGCTTCAATCGCCGGGACGCGGACAGCAAAAAAGAATGGGCGGAAGCTCATCCTCTCCTTTGCGCTGACTGCTACCGCAAGCAGCAGCTCAAGCAGCAGCGCGAAGCGGCGGCGGCATTGAGCCTTCCCGTTATTCATGGCGTGAGCGACAAGCAAGTCGCATACGCCACCGACCTGCGTGCGAAATTTGTGGCGCAGCACGAAAAGACCGTCGCGGATGCTATCGCTACTCGCGACGACCCCGATAAGCAAGCTGCGATTGCGGCGGCGGCGGAAAAAGCAGGGGTGACCATCGAGGAATTTGTCCGCCAAAACCTTGACAAGTTTCCGTATAAGTGGCTATATGCTGCCTATGTCGTATCAACCGCCACCGAGGCGAGGGACATCATCGATACGCTTACAGCCCGCTAAGACGGGCTGCAAAGCGCGATTGGCTAAACCACCTAACTGGCGTGCTTGTATGCAATAACAACCCGCCTGACGCGCCACGGCGCGTCGCCCCGGCGGACAGCACAAAAATCCACAGGAGTACGTGTGACACTTGTGTAGCTATCGCGGAAGAAATCAATGAGCGGATGAGGTGGTAATGCGCATGTGGTATAGGCAGGAGTACAGCATCACCGGGACGCAAGGGCATATAGTCCATTGGAACGGGAAGGATTACACGCTTGACGAGAACGTGACATATGCAATTGACGAGAATCGAATGCGCGAATGTGGGCAAGACCCTGAAATGTATTTTATGGTCAGCGCTCATGCCATAGCCACAAACAACGATGAGGTGAATTGGAGCTTTGACACGCTGCAAGACCTGATGGATTGGGCGGATGCTGGCGATTTGCAAAAAAATCTTGATGGCGTTATCCACTGCGACGATGATTAACAAAATGAGGTAATAAGATGATTAGCGAAAACGGTAACAAGGTTGGAAAGGATAGCTATTACATTCACAACCGCGAAACCGGCAAGCTGGAGCTGCATTTCGATAAGTCGGAATACGACGCCATGACGGACGAACAGCGTTCTGAAATCAAGAGCGCGTTCCTCTGGGGTCGCCGTTCCGGGTGCTGGATCAGCCGCGCGAAAGAGCCGAATCTGTGGCGCGCGGAACGTGTGGCGCAGTCCATCGGATTGGGTGACGGTGGCGAGCAGGGCGAGCGCCTGAGCTTTGCCGAGCAGCAGGAACGCAAGGCAGAACGCGCCGAACATCGTGCCGAACGTTTTGAAATCAAGGCGGACGCCGCCTGTGCAAAGGGCGAAGCTCTCCAGAAGCCCATCAGCGACCTACATGGAGATATTGCCTTCTTCACGCAGCCCAATATCAACACCAGTGCAGGGCGGGCGTTTACCCGTCGGCGCGACAAGATGTTCGCGGCGTTTGAGCGCGGATTTGATGAATTTAACAAATCCGAATACTACCGCCAGCGTGCGCAGTCTGCACGAAAGACGGCAGACCACCCGGAAATGCGCGACCGTGCGTTCTTGAATCGCCGAATTGAAGAATGCGAATCGAACCTGAGGAAGCTCAAAAAGAGCATCGCCGAATATGAGGCGAAACTGCCGGATGCACAAGCGGGAGTCCTTCACAACTATCGGGGCAAAACGGTATCCGTTGATGCGCTTCAAAATCAAATTGCCCTCTGGGCTGACCGCGTTGAGCAGGAACTGGACAAACTGGGCTACTATCAGGACGCAATGGACGCGCTGGGCGGCATGGCTGGAAGACGCGGATGAAAAAAATAAAACTGAGAGGAATAAAAAAGTGATAAAAAAAGATGGGAATAGAATAGTAAAGTGCATAATTGTAACGCGCGAACAGGATGCGCAGATTAAAGAAATTGGGCGGCAAATCGGGCTGAGTGATTCGGCGGTTATCCGCCTCGCAGTGTCGCAGTTGCTTTCGGAAAGAACGCAAAAAACTTGCGAAAAACCCCAAAAAGGTATTGACAAGGTATATACCTTGTGATATAATAAATAGTGTCAAGGGGCGGTACAAAAACAAAACCCCCGACAGAAAGAGGTAACGTATGGATTTCAAGGAAATCATGGAGATTGCAGATAACATGGACGTCGAAGCTACGGCGGAAAAAATTCTTGCGGAGATGGAAAAGGCAAAGGAAGATGAATGTTTGAATTTTTACGACTGGGGTCTTCGCAATGATGGCCGTGAGTTCTGCGTTGGAGATAGCATCCCCAACTCGTACAATTGGTACGACGGAGAGATGAGCGATGAGGAACTTGATGGCGTCTGTGCAACGAAAATTGTTATCGCAAATTCGCGTGAAAAACAGCTCAAGAATATCGCGCGGGCGTTGCGCATTAACAAGGTGTATTATAATGAGCACCTGTACCTGATGCGCTGCGATGGAGACAATAGCCATGTTGGCGAGGACGAGCAGGAGATTATCATGTGCGATGCAGAGGTCGTTGCGGTTATTAGATAATCGGCAAGGAGGGCAAATGCAAATGGATAAGACTTGTCCAATATGCGGTAGGCAGGTTCCTGACGGGCGGGTTGCTACAAAATAAGCGAGGAACGCGTTGTCCGCGTGACGGAGGTCTCGGACTAAGTAGCACGGTTTTCCCCCCGCTCGACAATATCGTCGGTGGGGGGTTTTGAGGTGATAAAATGGGAAGCACAAACATTTGGAAGGTGCAAGCGCCTAACGGCACAATCTACCGTACAAATCAATTGCGTAGGTTTATGTTTTCGCACCCGGAATGGTTTGCAAAACCTGACACGCAATATGTGTCGGCGTACAATTTCGTGCTAAAAAAGGGGCAGCAATTGTGTATGTTTGCGAATGGGTGGATAGTTTTGTTTAATGACGCCTGCCCTGACATTTTACCATCAATTCATTGGTGGCAAGCAAAATCGCCGGATGCCAAAGAACACTTTATCCTCCAAGAAAAATATCAACATTTTCTTAAAACGTGCGGTTATTTTGATTTGGGCGATGAACCGTACTGGATGTTTCGGGACGGCTTCAAAAAGGCGCGCGAATCAGGCGTACCAGTCAACCTAAAAAATGGCTGGATAATCGTGCGCCCCGTATCGCTCGACGAGTTCCCGGTGGTCGACATTGTTTGCGATATAAGCAAGCCGGAATATATCCCCGACGAGAACGGCAATTCTCGCCCAAAACGCCTGAATGACGTTCACAGCCACCCCAAGCGCAGTCAGTTGCAATGGACACTTGCAGACCCCGACGGAAACATATACCGCGTGGAAAATCTGTTTGCGTTCCTTCGGGAGCGCCCCGAAATTTTCCCGAATGCGCGTTCAGCCAATGCGATGTTTTCCCAGATTATCGCCATCCGCTGCGGATTTGGAAAAGGAAAAAAATTGACGCTGAAAAACGGTTGGACTGCGCTCGACCGCTCCGACGTCCACGACCTCATTGAAAAAAACAAGACACGCCTTGAAAAACAGCCTGCGCGCCGTGAAGGACAGGCTGCGCACCGTAAAATCAGTGAGATGCAGTGGACGCTTGCAGACCACGACGGAAACATATATCATGTGGCACATCTGCTTGCGTTCCTTCGGGAGCGCCCCGAAATTTTCCCGAATGCGCGGTCAGCCATTTCGCGGCTATCTCAGATTATCGCCATCCGCTGCGGATTTGGAAAAGGAAAAAAATTGACGCTTGAAAACGGTTGGACTGCGCTCGACCGCTCCGATGTGCATGACCTTATTGAGAAAAACAAGCCGCGTCTTGCGGAACAAATGGCGCGTCAAGCAAGGGAAAAGAAGCGAACGTACTACGCCGTGTGGTATAGTAACGAGCATGATTGCTTTGCTTATACCCCGGAAGAGCAGCGTAACCTTGCTTTGGCGCACGTCGTCGCTTTTAAGAGCGAGAAAAAGCGCGCCGAATGGCTAAACGAGAAGGTCGCAGCGTGCCGAGTACCATGCAGCGCATATCAGGCGCGCTATTATGTGTACTGGCATCAGGAGAAAATAGAGGTCATCGGCTAACATCAACAGGAGGACACCATGCCGAAAAAGCAAAAGGAACAGCTTATTTCGCAATCGGCAGTTCTGTCCATGGGATTCACAAAGTCCATGATAGGCAAGCTGCTGCCGCCGCCCGTCCTAAAACGGAATCCGCATTATGCTTCCTCCGCGCCCATGAAGTTATGGCGCGAGGAAGATGTACGTTCCGCCATGGAGACGCAGGAGTTCCAGACGATGGCGGCAAAAGCAGCCGCACGGAAAGCGGCATCCGCAAAAGCCGTCGAAACGAAGCGAAAGAACGCCGAAGCCATTGCCGATGACCTCATTGCTTCCATCCACGTTACGCGCTGGGATATGTCCGTTCTGGAAGAGGCGACGCTGAACGCAAAGCAAGAATGGTATTTGGAGCATGGCAATGTGGATATATTGTCCCCGAACACCGAGACGCTGGAACGCTGGATGGTTAATTTCATCCGCCATAACCTCTGTGAATATGACGACAAATTGCTTGACCTGTTCGGGCTTGTCGGCAAGGAAGAGCTGTACCATCGCCTAAAAAGCGAAACCCTTGCGAAAATCGCATGGGTATATCCTGAACTTGACGTTGAGTGCAAGCGTCAGGCGCAAGAATAGTGCGCAACAAAAAATACCGGGACATTACGTCCCGGCTTTCTTTGTATTCCGCTTTGGTAAAATCTCGGAGTATTTCTGCGCCTCGTCGTACTTGGTTTTAAGCGTGTGTATAATATAGTCAATCTTACGAATGCTCATATTGTACTGCATCGACTGCTTTGTGCGTGTCCAGCCTTTCGCCCGCGACCTGATAATCAGCTCTTCTTCATCCGACAAACAGGCTTCATCCACAAAAGCATCTACAACCGCTTTTGTCCATACGACTTCGCGGCTCATACGTTACTCCTTCGGTTTGTCCTTGCCCTCTGTGACCGCCGCCGCGTCCGTCATGCCCTCGCCGATGATATAGGCGATGACCGTAGCGCCCGCCATGATGATACTGCCGACCTGTGTTGCGGTTTCATCCGCCACGCCAAATGCCATAATCAGCATGGTCACAAAGGACACAACCGCCGCCCAGAACTTGCGGCTTGTCAGTTTGCGCTTCAAATTCTCACTCATTTTGCATTTCCTCCCTTTAGGGCGTTGCCCCTCAACCAATTATCAATTTCCCTGCTTGCCGCCGTCATTTCGTCGGCGTTGCCGTTGTGTAACTCATGCTCCAAAAGTGCCTGTACTCCGGCGCACGTTACCATCAGTCCGTCACGCAAGCCGCCGATGCGCTCATCATGCCCATCAAGGCGGCGTTTGTCTGTGTCCAGCTTGCGATTGATGTCTGACACGCTGGATGCCAGCGCGTTTGTTGGCTGCTCCTGTCTCTTGCGTTCATCCCGCGCATTTTTCCGCGCGGTGTAAAATGTGTTGTATGCTCCCAGCAGGACGAGAATCACGCCCAGCGCCAGAATCAGTTTATCTGCGGTGAGGTTTTCCATGTTAGCCGACACCACCTTCCAGCGCTGTGACGCGTTCCTCCAGCTTTTCGATGCGTTCCGCAAGCTCAGAAACCGTGGGTGTTTCCGATTTGGAAATACCTACATCGACAAACTCCTCCATCATGTAGCCCTGATTCGTCTCAGTCTCGACGTGAAGCCAGCCATCAGTAGTTCCGATGATGTTGACAGTCGTGCCGATTTTGACCTTTTCCAGCACCTTTGCGGATTTGCTCGGCTCTGCGCGAAGGTTGACCGTGCTGCCGCTCTGCGCTGTCACACGTCCGACGCAAATAACCTCGGTGTTATCATTCTCCATTGGTGTATCCTCCTTATATTCAACCTTTTTGAGGTATCCTGCACACATCCACGATTTGACGGGTGAAGCGACGAAGCCCGTTGCGCTGCTCTGCGCATTGAGAACCTTGCCGTCCTTACCCATCAGCCCGATGTGGTAAAAATCCCTCAAGTCGCCGTTGTAGTACTTACCGCCCTGTTTATAGCCAGACGGCAAGGCATACCGCGAATCATCCGGATTCCGACACTTAAAAACTGCCATTCCGGGCTTTGCGGCGGAAATCGGGACAAGCTCAACAATTTCCGTCCGCGCAATGCGATTGCTGCCGTGATAAATGTAGAGCCCGTGTTGCCGAAAGGCGTACACGAACGCGCCGGAACAGTCCACATTGCCTTTCTGCGCCGCGCCTTCCGTATACTTCCAGTGCTCGGCAAGCATCCGCTGGAAGTCGCCCAGAATGTCGGATACTGCGATTTTGGGCATGATGACACCTCCTCAAACTTGGTACTAACTTGGTACTAACTTGCAACTAACTTGCTACCAATTGCAACTTGCACGCAACTTAAAAAAATGCCGAAAAATCGGCATTTGCGCGCTGTTAAAACTAAAGATTGCAACTTGCTCGCAAGTTAGATTGTTGCCGCGTCTTCCTCATTTTCCGCCGCGTCCAGCGAATCATAGTACGCCTGCGCCAGCTTCTCAATTTCCGCGATGTCGTCCTCATTAAACAGCCCGTTGTCAAGGTGCGTGTACGCCTTATCGAGCCAAAACGCCACATCGCGTCCAGCGGAAATCTCGCGCTTAATCGCGCGCAGCGTCAAATCATGCCGTGCCTTACTGTTGATAGCCATAAAGATACCTCCTTAGTTTTGCGTCATGGATGCAATCGCATCCTCAAGATTTTTGATTACAACGTTTACATCACGCTGATACGTCACCGTCGCGCCCGCGCCATCACTCACGCTGATGGTAGTCGTCGGGGAATAGGTGGTCAGCGCTTTGTACGCGGCAATTTCAGCAGCGGAAAGGGCGGTTTCGACGGGAGTTGCAAGCGATGTCAAAATATACACCTCTTTCGCGTCGAGGAATGCTTTGAACTCATCAAGTGTTGATGTGCCTTTTTGTGCATAGGCAAAGCCGATGAGGTTGTTTTGGTTTGCGATAGCGCCGCCGACAGCTTCCGAACCTACGGTGGTGGAAAAGTGCGTACAAAGAACATTTGTCGCAGAAGTGCCAGCGAACCAAGCAAAGTATCTATCAACCTTTTGTCCAGACGTCTGCCAGTTGAGCGACGATGTCACCTTGATTTTGGTGATTCGCTGCACATACACCCCGCGCGCCAAGTCCACCTCATCGCAGACCCACTGCTGCCCGTTCTCGTCCGTGTAGTTTCCGCCGGATGTGACCGGGATGCCCGGAAGCGCATTCGGCGTTTGCAGTGTCAGCGTCTGCGACTTGTTCGCGCCGTCCGACACCGTGACCGTTACCGTTCCGCCGTCGCCCGCGCTGACAATCGGCACGGGCGCAGTCGGGGTCGGCGTACCGTCCTGCGTGCTTTTGCCGCAGACACGCAGTCCGACAAAAGGCGCGGCGAAAGAATCCGTCGCAGTAATCGACGCGCCGGACACGCTGCCAGACAAAACGTTCGCGCGCGCGGAAAGCGTGTTAGCGGTATTTGTAACCGCGCGGATAGCGTCGCCAGCAGCTTTCGCGTCCGCCGCGCGGTTTTCCAGCGCCAGCGTTTTGTCCGTTACCAGCGGCGTTGGAATCCCGCCATTCGGACCAACGCCATAAAGCGCCTGAATCACACCAATTGTGCTTGCGTCAACCATTCGTGCCACCTCCCAGCTTTACCCACGTCCCGTTTGCGTCCTTCTGCCACATCGAACCAAATCCGGCGGTGTACGCCAGACTGCCGATGCTTCCAGACTTCCCCGGCTCTGTGCCATTGGAGATGTCGGCGGCGTTATCCAACATCCACTCGACATAGTCCGTGTGGATAGTCTCGCCGTTATTCCTGCGGATTAGATTCCACGCCATTTTGTGCCGCCTCCTTAATTGTGATGATGATACTATCCGATTCCAGTCCGATGTTGCTGCTCGCGTCAACCGCCTGAAATGCAACAACCCGCGTTCCACTCCCGGTAGATTGAAACTGCTTTGTGAACGTTATCGTTTCCTGCTGAACGTCGTAAATGCGCTCGTTTACTGTGCCGTCCACAAGGAAACGGATTGATGCCGCGTTCTTCTGCGTCACCGTGAACGTCACGCTCTCGCCGACGGCGATTGTCGTTTTGTCCGCCTCAACGCTGACGATTCGCGGACGCTGTGCCTCAAGCGCTGATACATCATCCTTCCACGCTGCGTATAGCTTGCTATAATTTTGCGCGGCGGTGTTTGAGCGATATGCCGCCATTTGCAGCAGTTCCAGAAGTAACAATTTTTCCTCGTCCGTGATATACTTCCCCAAAAACTGCTGTGCTGCGGATGTTGCGCTTTCTGCCGCTGCATTCGCGTTTGCTGTGGCATTTTTGCAGTCTTCCACCTTCGCCAGCACGTCTGTTATATCGGGAATGGCGTTCTCCGGGTCGTATACCGTCCCGGTTGCCCCCGCCGCAACACGTCCCTCAAGCCACAAGATAGCCGTCGTGTCCTCGCCGACCGTCGCCGTGACCATCAGGCGGAAACGCCCAATAACAGCGTAACAAGCAGCGGAAAGCGTCACGGATGCCACGCCGTCGCTAACCGCGCCTTGGAGAAGAATCGTCGGGTTTTCGTCCGTGCTTGCGACGCTATCCAGCCTGATAAAGCTGCCGACAATCGTTGCGCCAGAATCCATGCTGTACGGCGCGCCGTCCTTCTCAAACGCGATTTTCAGCGTGTGGGCGTTTGCTTCGCCTTGCACGAGCGCCGCTTTAAGCGGTGTCATCCGCAACCCGGCAGACAGGTTGCAAGTGTAATTTAACTCATTCATGCGTCCTCCTTATTCCGTTCCTGCGGAAATAAGTCCACTCTTGCCGCCAAGCGCCTCAATGATGCCGCTGACGCTCTTGCCCTCCGTCGACATGGTGACTTGTACCTTTTGCGGCTCAAGCAGCACGTTGTCCGCGTTAAGTGTCAGGATGCGCTCATCATAGCAGCGCCCGAATTTAGGCATTGCAACCCGGCAGATGCTCCCCAGCCGGAAATGGTCGTAGGGCAAGCCTGTTATGGCGGAAAGTTCTACAAGGGAAACGTCAATGGAAATCGGCGGGGTTTTCTTTTTCGCCAGTTCCTTCTTTGCGTTTTCCAACAATGTCTCCTTGTCCGTGATGCTGTTATCCGAGTACTTGCCGCACACGATGCCCCACTCGTCGATGGTGTCCGCGTCGATGTAGTCCTTGCCATCGTTTACCGTGCCAACGGTGATGCCGTTTTTGCCGTATGCGTACATCCGGGTCACAAGGTCGTCGCGGTCGGTGCTAACCGTTGCGCTGGTTAGCGCGCCGTTAAAACGCGCTTCGCACGAGACTGTATTTGGCATATTAACGAGGTTGAGCGTCCACGGATGGGTGGAAAAGTCGTACTGCCACATCATTTCAGCGGGAGACAAGTTCTTGACGTTGTTGATTGCTGTCCAGATGTTCGTTCCTGCGTCGAAATCGTATGTGAGGTGCTGCGATAACTCGCACGTTCCAATCTGCCAGCGTGTTTCCGGCTGGTAGGTGAGAAGCTGTGCCAGCACGTCAACCGCGTCAACTGATGCACTGCCTATTTTTAGCTGCTCCGGGAGAAGTCCGTCCATCAGCGTGGAAATAGCGTGGTCGAGGTTGACTTCCTGTGTTGCGTAATTTCTGTATGTCTGCGTGTCCGAGCGCAAGCGGAAGATGCCGACGCTGCCGCCGATGTGGTATAGCTCCACAAACTGCGTTGCGTCCATCCATGTGCCGTCCACGAGCGTCATACTCGCGGTGGAGATGTCGTCGATTGTCAGCGACAAAGACAGCGAAGAGGGGCGCAAGCGCTTGATTTCTCGCAGATTTTTGTCCAAAAGGCGCGGCAAACGGACGTTGTTTGTGTATGCTTTGCTTGCATCCGGGTCGGGGATGATGCCGGAAACATAGTCGATTGTGAGGTAGATGTCGCGGACGTCTACGTTAAAAGTCCGTTCAACCGTATCAGTGTAAACTTTTTCCCACATTTGAAAGGATAGTGTTACAATAAGGGATACGGTGCTTGCCCCGTCAGGAAGTGTTACTGTTGCGAATCCTGCCTCGTCAACGTGTACATCGTTTACGTCCTGCTTTTGTTGATTGCCCCAAAGGTCGCGCCGAAAATCTGCGTGTACTCGTGCGGAGGTGATTACTGCGTCGGCTGGAAGAACAACCGGAAAAGTGACCTTTGTTCTCCCGATTGTTGGATAGCCGACCTCCATCTGCCAACCAGTGGGATTTTCCACATCAGGGTTTACCTCAAGACGGCATTTTATTTTGGACGTTAGGGTTACTTCCTGCGGTGTGCCATATGCTTTGTAGTTAATATTTTCGCCCCCTCGCAGTGACTGTCAGCGACAAAAGCCCGTCGCCGCTAAACGACACCTTGTTAATTCCGGGCTTTAGCGTGATTTCATCGGCAGATTGTCCGTTTCGGTTGCCCATTGCGGATTGTCCTGCCGCCGTGATTTGCTGGATGCCGTTATCGTCGTGTTCTATGCGGATTTCCTCGCCCGTCTTTACGCTGATATTCGTCAGCGAGATTTTTTCGCTTCCGCAACTGATTGCAACGTTTGTCAGCGGGTCGATTGCCACAAAAACCGCTTCAAGCGGACACGCCACGTCCCCGCGATTGTAAACCGTCAGGATGCCACTTTTGCTTGCTTCAACTGTTTCCATTTTGGAAACAGTTGCTTCCTCCCACCACGGGCGCTGATATGCCGTCAACTTGATTGCCAGCGTGTCCGTCCACTTGAGCGCGGAAACACTCGCTGCCTCGATGCTGTCGATGTATAATCGCTGTTCCGGGCGGTATGACGTGCGCAGGTACTGTCCACCGCTGCCCCAGCGCATGATTTTACCGAGGACAAGCTGCCTGTGAATGGTGTTTGCTTCGTGGATTTCCACGGCGATTGTTACCGTGATGGACTGCCGAAGCTGCCCGGTGAGGTACATCCCCCCGCCGGGGCGTGCTTCGGTTGTCACTACTTCCTTCGGCGCGTCCTCCGAAATGTCGATGATGATGATGGACGGGTCGAGGTCTTCCAGCGCTTCTTCCCCCATCCACGCGCGGTATCGCGTTACCATTTATCGCGCCACCTCCATCAGATTTCCACGGATGCCCCTGCCGATTGTTTTGTTGACGATAGGAGCGATGACGGTTGCAACGGATGTCCCGTCAACGGAGAAATTATTAACAACCGTAACAGGTTGCTGCAAGTACGCCGCAAGGTCTTGCGGATTTGAAATCGTGACTTCCTGCGTCGTTTGGCTCTGCTGCGTCGTCATTTTGAATGTCTCAACCATGCTGTTAATCGTATCTTGCATTACGCGGCTATTATCGAGCATTGTGCGTGTCCGGTACTCGTCGAATGTCTCGAAATGCGAACCCTCTTGTTTATTCGTTTTCGGCACCGCAAAGATGTTTGTTTTTTCATTTGAGACAGGTTCGTAGGATTCGGCGTTTTTGAACTCATCCGTCGAAATGATAGGAGACAAGTCAGACCACGTTTTAGGCAATGCGTTGTCTCTTGCTTCCTTCGCTGCTCTTGCCGCCTCTTCCTCTTCTCGCTGACGCTGGTTTTCCTCCATGCGCTGTTCCAAAATACCAACGATGTCGTTCATTTCCTGCGTTTTCATTTCGACAAGCCGATTCCACCGCTGCGCGCGGGCTTTGATGTCGTCGGGCATTAGCCCATCTTCAATCATGTCCGCATAGCCGCTTCGCGCTCGTGCCTGTTCGCGGGCGCGGCGTGCTTGAGCTTGCTCTTTTAGCGTCGGGGCTGTTTTTTCGTGCGCAATATCTTCTTCTCGCTGGTCAGCATCGCCGCGAACGAAGTAATCGGATATCCACGGCTTATCTTTCAGTTCGTAATCAATTTGCTTTAACCCCAACTGTTCGAGAAGCGCATTGATGCCCGGAATTTCTGCTTCCAGCGTCTTGCGCATTGTGTTGATGCCAGCCAAAACCGCGCTGTTATTTTCCGCCATGTATGCCGCGATTGCGTCCTTTTGCTCAAACGCTTCGAGCGACTTTTGCACGGTTTCCAGCATCGCCTGATACGTCTCATCGTTTGCCAGCGTATACCGCGTTTTGGTTTCCGCCATCGCGTTTTCTTCGTCGCGGGCGCGCTGGTAGTCTGCATTTAGCTGCTTGATTTCTTCCGGCGTTAGGTTCAGCAGACGCGAAAGGTACGCATCGTTATCGCGGGAGTATGTAGTAAGCCCTGACAAAATGCCAACGTCAACGCCAGCCTCTTCGGCTTGCTGCAAAGCATCATTGTAGGCGTGTAGCGCATCCGCATTCGTTCCGTACCAACTTAGCACATTTTCCTTGCTGTAATCGGTATCGAGGAGCTTCTTCATTTCCTCCTGCGTGTGCGTTACCATGTAGCCCATGCCCGACGCAACGCCCTTGTAGGCTTCCTGCGCCTTTTTCAGCGTGTCCGCGCGGTAGGTATCCACGTCTTTCAGCGCGGTTTTAAGGTCGTCAAGGGCTTTCTTCTCTGCGTCAACGGCGGCTTTGAAGTCGGAATTTAATTTTGCCTTGCGCCCTTCCGGGCTATTTACATATTCCTCCCGGCTTTTCTTTACATCGTCCAGTGCGACTGCCGCTGCTTCGGCTTGCGGAACAAGCTCTGCAAGTTCTTCCTTTTCGCTTTCAAGCTCCGCTTTTTCCTGTGCAAGCGGGTCTTTCGCGGCGTTCTGTGCGTTTCTAAAAAGGTCGAAATAGTAAATTTGTTCAGCGTTCAGCCCTGTGACAAGTCCACCCAGATTGGCGTGCGGATTTGCGGTTGTGCCGGTTGCATAGGCATAACTTCGCAAATCGCTTGCTGGCATATTACGAGCCGTTTGGTAGTCAGGCTCGTAGCCATATCGTTGTGCGTATGTGCGCCATGCGTCTTCTACGCGCTTGTCGTATAGTTTTTGTAGTTCGTCGCTGCTTTGAATGAGCAATTCCCTTTTGGCAATATCCTCTTTTTTCTCCGCGATTTGCGTCTGCAAATCATCATACCTTTTCTGCGCATCGGATACCGCTTGGTCGTAGCTGTTGTATTTCGTTACACCATGCAATGTGTCAACGTAATTCTGTATGGCTTCATCGTTGCCGATGATTGCATCCGTTGTAAGGTCGACGTACTGTGACAACCCCGGCATAACGTCTTTCAAGGCTTCCAGCGCGGAGCGCCATTCCTCCGTGGATTTTACTGCGTCGCCGCTCTCATCCTCTATACTCCGCATGGAATCAACGATTGTAAGCGAACGCTGGTATGCCACTTCTGCGTCAAACAGTGATTCGTCCCGCTCGGAATAGATTTTCTCGATTGCCGTTTGCTGGTATGACTTGTCCGACAACACGTTGTTGAGCAGCGAAATCGCGGGCGTTACAACGCCCAGCAGACCCTTGCCGAACTCCGTCTTGATGCGGTCAAGGTTCGTTTGCAGCTTGCGCATCTCGTTGGAAAAGCTGTCCCCGGTTCGCGCAAAGTCGCCCTGCGCGTCCTTCGTGGCTTCCAGCAGATACTGATAGCGCAACGTCGCTTGTTCCGCCTGCGACATCTTGTCAAACGCCTTATTCATGCCCTTTTCGAGGGCAAAGGCGTTCAGGTTCGCAACGGACATATTGATGCCGAGCGCCTTCAACGGTTCTGTTTCCCCGGAAATGCCGGAGCGGATTTTCTCAAATGCCGTGTCGTGGTCGAGGTTGTAAAAAGACGCCATATCCGCCGCCAGCCCCGCCATATCCATAGACATTTGGAGAACTTGGTCATCCGCTATGCCCATGGATTTCAGCATAGCGCCCAGCGTGGACGAATACTGTTTAGCCTTGGTTTCCGTGATGCCGTATGCGTTCAGCGCCTCCTGCGCCCACTTATTGATGGTGGACGCGGAATCCTCAAACGTCACATCAACAACGTTCTGCGTCTCCACAAGGTCAGACGCAAGTCCGATTGATTCGCTAATTGAACCCGTGACGCCGTCGATAATGCTATTGATGCCATTCACTGCCATATTGGCAAGGAACTGCCCGCTTGCAATATCACCTATAACATCGAGTTGGCTCAAAAATCCGCTAAGCACACCGCCGCCCGAATCGCCAGAACCGCCGCCGTCTGCGGCTTGCTGCAAAGACTGGATTTGCTGCTGCAAACGCTGGATTTCCTCCGCCGCTTGCGTGGACTGCTGCTGTGCTTGCTGCAATTCCATTTGGAAACGTCCGCCGTCAAACGTCGGATGAATAGCAAGGCTGTTGAGTTCCTGCTGAAACTGCTGCATTTCCTGCCGGATCTTATTCAGCTCTTGCGTGTAGCCGCTTGTATCAATCTTAAAACTTGCGTACAACTCAAATGCTTCTGCCATCTTCTGCACCTCCCCTCGCCATTAGTCCGTTTATAATGTCGTCGCAGATTTCCTCTGCTGTTTTTTGCTTTGTTGCGTGCTTCTCTTCGCCGAAAACGTCGCTGTATGACGGGATTTCCAAATTCGCGCCGCCGAACGACGAAATTGCAAGCACCGTCATCCACGCCATATTAGCCATGTAGCAACGTTTTGCTTCCTCCTGCGTTTCGTGCGCCAGAAGCACCCCCAGCGCGTGAACGTTTTGCGGGCGGTACTTGTACAGCACAGGGATTACATGATGCACCCCAGCCGAAGCGCAAAGGTAAAAAAAGCAAACAGCGAATCGAGCGTGTCCTTGTCCATCATGGCGGCGGTTTCGGTGAAGTCCATTTCTGCGACTTCCTCCGCCGTCTTGCCGTGCATCGCGCCGAGAATGCCCATCGTTTCCTTGGGATGCTTTGCGTACAAAATCGGCAGCATCTTCATCAGGATGTCACGCCCGACAACGTCGCCCTTGCTCTTTTCTTCCACAAAGGCTTTCATTTCCTTGCTATTTACCAGCTTGTCGATGTAGGGAATGGCGTTCGCCATCTGCTCAAATGCGGTTGCGGTAGTCATGCGTTTTCCTCCTCAAAATTCACGAAAGTGCGGCAGGGCGCGAACCCTGCCGCGTGTTGTTAGGCGGCGGGGTCGAAGAAAATGACCTCACAAGGTGCATATCCGTCGGTTTCCAGCCCATCCTGATGCGCTGTAAACTCCACCGGGATAGTACCCTCGCCCTTGTCCGTCCACGTCAGCGTTGCGCCCGCCGTGTTCAGCGCGTTTTTGATGGCAATCAGCACATAGCCCTTCGAGGTGTCGCCCACCCAGACGAGACTCGTAATATAGTCCGCGTCCTTGATGTCGGTGCGAATCTTAATTGTGTGCTTCTTCTCCGTGTCCGTTACGTCGGCAGTGCCGAAAGAACGCTTAAGGTTGGTAGCATTGATTTCCAGCAGGGTAGTCGTCAGCTTGATAGTCCAGCCATCATTGACGCTGCTGCCTTTCCATTCCTCTCGCTTGCCGTCCGCCTCAATGCTGCGCGTGTTGGGCGTGCAGACGAACGTGCCGCCGCCGCGCGTTGCGCCAATCAGCGCAGAGCCGCTTGTCTTTTCGCGCTCCGTTTTCAGCAGCGCGCCCAGCGTCGCCGCGTCCGTGGCGGTGGAATAATCGAAATTAGCAAGAAACATCCCGGCATTGAGTTGCAGATTCTCAAATGTGCTTGCCCGAAGCCCAGTCGTCATTTTTTTACCTCCTGTTAGGTGTAATAAGTCACGATTTCGTAGTAAATCCGCCCATAGCAGACGCTTTTGAGCGTCGTATCTACTTCAAGGCGGAAAAAGTTGCTATTGTTTCGGTATAGCGTGATAAAGCCATCGTCGCAATAAATCGCTGTTCCCTCCGGCGGAATAGCGCGGCGAACCTCGTCAAGGATTGCTGCGCGCTGCAAGTTGACGTTGCTGCCGTTTTCCGCCTGACAGCACAGCGTGCAAATCATTGTAGATTTTCCGAATGTGTCTCCCTCTTGCACCTGAAACGCAAAATAGGGAAAAGACGCTTCCTCCGGCACTGCGTCCTCGATGTATGCAGGGATGGGCTTGCCCTCGTAGGTGAAGCTGCTCCAAAACTTGTATAGTTTCCGCTGCAAGTCAATCACGCAGTCACCACCTCCGCGTCCGCCTCTCGGAAGTGCATATCGCTCTGCTTGGGCGTTGTCATGTCCCGCGCATCGGACGTGATGCGGAAAACCTTGCCGTCGGACAGGCGCTTTACTCGGTCATTTGGCGCAAGCTCTAGCAAATCAGAAAAGACGATTGTGAAAATCTCGCGGATGCCGTTTTGATACGCGATTTTCGCCTCCGTGGTGCTTTCGCGGACAAAACAAGCCTTGATAGACGCTCCATCTGTCCACGACACAGTCACGCCGCCCATGCCGTCGGATTCCGTGCGTTTGTCAACAATGCAAGCATCCTCGCCAAAGTCAATCCACGCCATCAGCCCACCTCCGTATACATGTGCCTATACGGTCGCAGTTTGTCCGCAAATGCCGCTTGCCACGTTACAACGCCGTTGCTGCCAGTAGCGCGCGAATAGCTGTAATGCCCGAACGATTCGCTTGTATAAGCCCCCGTCGGGTTTTTTGTTTCGTACTCCGCGCACTGTTTTGCAATCTCGATAAACGGGCGCGGCGGGTACAGAAACCACAACGTGCCGTCGAAAGTTTCCTCCCCGGCCGCGTCCTCCATTGCGCCAGAAACAAGGCTGTGAACGCCGTCGTTCCGCGCGCTGCCGCTGATGTACACATAGGGCGAACCTACGTCAGGGACGATTTTCCCGCCCAAGATGCGAATCTCTCCCGTGTACTTGCAGCGCTCAAAAAAGTTGTTACACTCGCGCATTGCCATTTCCAGCGTCACAGCCATGTTTCCACCTCCATTAAGTCGCTGCCGTCACCGTCGCGCTGCCGGAGCGAATCACGCGGTAGTCGCTGGTGCATTCCGCAACCGTCACCTTCTGCCCCGTCGCAATCGCAAGGTCAGACGTGCCGTCCCAGTTGCTCCAAGTGCGGACATTCTGCCCATAGGTCGCAGCAGGCGCGGTCGTGCCAGCCTTCACCTTGTACAGGTTGGAGCTGGATTCCTTCGCGGGGCTGACAGTCAGCGTCGTGTTGCCCTTGCCCGTGCCAGCGGCAGAGGAGACCGTCAACTGCCCCGTCGCCGCGTCCGTGATGGTTGCAATCCAGATGCTTTGCGGGTTGAAGATAACCGGCATAAACAAGCCGGACGCCCGCGTCCAAAGAACGACAGGGTCGTTTTCCACCCACTGCGACACCATCACATAGCGGTGCTGACCGGACTGGTTGACGTTAAGCCCCGTGTTCGCGGTGTTTACCGTCTCTTCCGGGGTCTGCCCCCACAAGCCCGCGCCGATGCGCGTCATGGCGCTGCCCGTGCCGAGGAACGTCATCTTGTTTTGCGGGAAATAGCGCTTCGTGGTTCGAATCGGTCGCCCGTCCGCGCCGATGCCGCCATCAATGGTGTACTGCAAATCGTTAGTAATAACGCGGTTGATGCCGTACTCCGTGGAAAGGAACGTATCCAGCGCGGCGTTGTTCACATACGCGCCCTCGCTCAACGTGCCGTTGATGCGCTTCTGGATTGCACGGTTTGCACGAATCTTGTTGATAACCTTGCGGCTCGTAACGATGGTGTCCAGCGTCGTGCCAGCGTCCAGAGCGGTGTCCACCACGAACTGAATCTGTGCCGGGATGTCCGCGTCCTCGCTGAAATCGAACGTGAATTCCGTCTGTTCCGGCTTCACGCCGTAGTCGATGGTCAAGTCGAGGTCGTTTTCCTTGATGGTCATCTTGCCAGTCGCCAGAACCTCGTTCTTCGCAACCTTGGTGCGCGTCACAACTCGGTCGGCAAGCGTGATGCCGTCACGGATAACGTAGTCGTACATAGCATCATTCTGCACGCCGGAACGCAGCAGCGCGCGCATACGCTCGGACTGGTTAATCTTTACCTTAATCAGTCCCTTTTCGATGCTGTGCGTATCGACGGGAATGCGAGTGGCTATGTTCGTCCGGCTGTCGAAGCTGTGGAAGTCAGCCATCACGGGAAGCTGGTACTGGTTGGCAATCTCCTGCCACTTAGCCACGAGATTTTCACTGTATTCATCGGGAAACAGCGCGTCAACCGGGTCGTTCGGGCGGCTGACGTTAAAGCCAACATCCAGCCACTCTTCCTTGGGAATAAGACCGAAAATATTGTTCTCAAAAGACGGAATCTGCATAGTATTCTCCTTTCGTCAGTACGGGCGAACCGTCGCGGCTTCGGCGGCGATGAAGTAGAAGCCCTTTGCCGTCAGCGCGCTCTTGGCGGTGCTGTTGATTGCGGCGGGCAGACGGCTCTCGTAAACCGTGCCGCGAGTCACGACGCTGCCGGGCATATCGCCGCTTGTAACGTCCACGTCCTCGTACACGATGCCGACGGCAGTTCCGTCATTCGCGGGGTAAACAGTCCCCATTTTGACGTACTTCGCGCCGTTTTCGGCGTTGGTAGCGTCCGACTGCTTAATCTGCTTGGTTTCGCGGATTGCGTCTTCCGCGTTCCCAAGAAAATAACCGGGCTGGTAAACAGTCCCGGTAGCCTTGCTGGTAAAACTCATTTATTTGCTCCTTCCGGCGCAACTGCGCCATACATATCTTGCGCGTACTTCGCCGCCAGTGCTGCGGCGCGTCCGCTGCCGTGCGTGGCATTGCCGCCGCTCGGCGGGGTTGTGGTAGGTGTACCCTGCTGCTGCTGCGTGGAGAAAAGGTCGCCGTACTCGCCCTTGAGCGCGTCAATCAGCTTGTCGCCGTCCTTGATTGCGCCCTTGTCGTCGAGTTCGATGCCGTCCAGTCCGCGCTTTGCCATCACGAGGTCGGCAAGTTTCTCCTGCATCCCCTTGCTGGTCAGCAGCTTTCTCGCGGCGGTTGTCAGCGTCGCGGTTCTTTTTTCCGTTTCCACCTGCTGCTTGTAGGCGTCGAACGCCTCCTTAATCTTCTGCGCGTCGCCGCCGCTCTTCTTCGCGTCGGCAAGCTGCTGCTTGAGCGTATCGCGCTCCGTGGTCAGCGTCTCAATCTGCTTCGCCTGTTCCGCGTACTTGTCACGCTCCGCCTTGATGTCGTTGATTGCGTCGCTGTGGGCTTCCACAATTGCGTCAATCGCTTCATCAGGCACATTCAGGGCTTTCAGGTTTTTTCGGGTGAGGATATTCATGTTGCAATCTCCTTTGCTTCGGGGCGCGATGCTTTGCGCCTTTGATTGTTTGCGGAAATGCGGTGCTTTGCTTTTCCGCGTATATGCAAACAGCGCACGGCGGTGCTTTGCCATGCGCTGATGTTGCTGTTATTAGTCCATGTTTTGCTTGATTACATCCGCCATGATGTCCACAAGGCGTTCCGCGTTTGCGGAATCCGCGAATGTGTCCGTCATAAACGGTCTGCCGGGGGTGTACCCTCCCGGCATGACGCGGAACTCGCCTTTGTCGCCCAGCTTTGGAAAGAAAACGGCGTGTCCCGCGTGTCCATCATGCACATAATGCGCGTACTCAACGTTTGTGCCGATTGTCACGCTGTTGTTATCGGGGTCGATGTCGGCGGTGATGCTTCGCGCCAGATTGCCGGTATCGTAGACCTTATGCTCATAGCCAGTAACCATCTTCTCGCGTACCATGCCGACGGCTTCTTGTCCGACTGCCAAAAGCCCGGCAAACATTGCCTGTTCCAGCTTCTGATTGATTTCCGGCGTGTGGTCTATAAAACCGCTCATTCCTTTTCCTTCTTTCGGATATTTCCGTCAGCGTCCACATACTCGGTTGACAGGATGACTTTCGGCATAATCATGCAGTAGCAATTTATTGTTTCCGCTGCGCTGCCGTTCGGGTCGCCCGGAAAGCGGATGTTGCTGTTCGGGAAGCATTCTCCCTGCTTCGCCATCTTGCCGTGCCGTGCCATGTGCGCTTCACGGCTGTTCTGGAAGCGGCAGAACCACTTGTTGTAAACCGTCACGCCTTGGTCTGCTGCTTCCTGTGACGCGGCGTAACTCGCTTGACTTTGTGACCGCGTCCGCTCTGTCTGCGCCACTCTCCGCGCTTGCCACTCGCTCTGTCCTGTGATGTCGCTGATGCGGTTCATCAGTTTCTTCCTGTCCTCGCCCAGCGTGGATGACAGCGCCAGCGCGTTTTGTAGTTTGTGGCGAATTTCGGTGTTCTGCCCTAAATTCTTGTACGCCAGCTTCGTGAACGCTGTTTCGTGCGCGGCGAAAATCGCTTTGATTTCGCGCTTGTTTGGCTGTGCAAACGACACCTTGACACCTGCGCGGTCTGCTTGCGCCTCGATGACGGTTTGCGCCTCGCCTAAGCTGTCGGCGTACACGTCGCCCATCGTGTTCCGGATGTCGGCGGTTGCCCGGTTCCCTGCCTTGCAGATTTCATCCATGATGACTTCTTCCACGCGATATTGGCGGATGAGTTCGCGGACAAAACCCGCTTTCCACCGCTCCACCTTTTCGGGCGTGTCGTAGTACGCGGGCGGCTTTATTTTGCCTTCGTCCACTTGCTGCTTTTTCCGCAAGAAGTCTTTCAGGCGCTTCGTGGCGATGTCAAGCGCCTCTTGGTACATCGACTTTATGCGCATTTGCAGCGCGGCTTCGCGCAAGTCGTTTCGCTCCACGTCCGTCACGGCTTGCCCGTCTCCCCAGCGTCAAAAAATGCAATCAGGATGCGCAAGACAAGTCGAACCGCTACCAGCCACCAGCCGATGCACAAGAGCCAGTCCGGAACGATGATGTTATTCGCCGCCAGCACTTGAAGAATCACCATCAGATACAGCATCTTCTTCCTCCTCGTCTGTCTTCTGCATCGCCTGTTGCGCCATCCGCATACCCAAAAGCGATTCTTCCTCCCCACGCTTGATGATGTCGTCGATTTCCTCCGGCAGAATCATCGGGTTCAGCTTCAATCGCGTCTCCTTGTCCAAATCGCCCTGCGCGGTGTAGATGTTCTGGATGATTTCGCTTTCGTTGGCAATCGTCTGCCGCTTGAAGCGGATTGTCTCCGTCTCGATGCCCAGAATCCGCAGTAACTTCTGCACGAACTCAAAGCACTGCCATTCGTAGGCGTTCGCCTTGAGGTCGAGGTTTGCCATGCTCGCCCGGATTGCAACATTCGTTAGGCTGCCGCCCGTCAGCTCCGACACATCCAGCGCCATATAATCGCGATATAGCTGCCGTTCCAGCAGCTCCAGCGCGGTTTGGCGCGCGGCATACGGCACTTCAAACGTCTCCGGCGTTACTGTGCTGGATGACGTACCGTCCGAAATGTTCGCGATTGCTTTCAGTCTGTGAATCTGTTCCAGCATCAGTGCAACCTCGTCGAAGTTGCCCCCGAAGTTATTCAGCACCCAGTAAACATCGTTCGCTTTCTCAAGATTGTTTCCGAAGTCGGAAAGAACGATGTCGTACAAGTCGATTTTTGAGCGAATCGCAAGCGTCAGCTCCGTCTGCTTCTTGTCGTTGGCGTATAACGGCACAATCGGCAGTGCGCTGTAATTCTCTTCGGAGACAAGGCGCTCGCCTGTGATGTCCCTCGCGTATGTGCGCTTGTAGGCGCGTTTCTCCTGCGCAACCTCCAAATTAGAGGCATTTTCGCGCGTCTTGTACACCGTCACCCCGTCCGGCTCGAACACACGAGCCATCAGCGGCTTGTCGTCGCCAATCTGCCAGAACTGCACGCCAACCATCGGTTCGCCCGTCAGTTCGTCCAGCAGCGCCACGAATCCGCTGTTTTTATCCGTGTACGCTCGCAGTATCTCAACGTGGTCGAGATTCCAGTAGCCCCAACACACGCCGTGTACCAGCGCATACAGTCCGATTTTTGCAAGCGTCGTGTCGAACCCGATTCCCAGCTTGCCCTTCATTGCGTCGTTTTCCAGCTCCACGCCGTTTCCCAGCAAATAATTAGCCTGCTGCATTGTAAAGCGGCGGAAAAAATCGCTGTAAATGCGCTGTCCGGGGACTGCTTCCGTCGCCGTCCCCTTCTTTTTGACTGTTTTCCCGTCGGCGGTTTTTTGCTCTGATTCTGATGTAGTGGCTCGCAGCACGACTTTCGCGGAAACGGTATCGTTCTGCGCTTCATAGTATCTTTGCGCGATTCCCGCCTTGTTAAAGTCCTCGCTGTGTTTATATGTACCAATAACCGCCATCGTCGCCTTTGCCTTGTCCGGCTCGTTTTGCCAGTCCTGCCATGTGATTTTTGTGAACATCTGTATCACCCCCCAACATACAAACTCGCGCCGTTCCTGTCGAGAATCCGGCAGCAGCACGCGGCACTGTCCGGTGCGTCGTCATGCTCTGCGTCCTCGGTGTAGTCCATAATCTGCGCGATATAGTCCCTGTCTGTGCCTTCCAAAAACACGATATTCCCCCACCACTTTTTGAGGTATGTGCTGATTTTCAGATACTTGTTCATTTTCTCCGGGTATGCGCGTACTGCCATGTTTCGGCGGCGCAATTCCCGCGCCAAATATCCCTTGTCGCCGTTTGTTTCGCAGTAAATCGGGGCGCACATTAGGCGCTCCGTCTCCGATTGCAGTGCTTCCATCAGCGTATCAACGTGCTTGCGCCACAAACGCCCGTACAAATACAGCGTGTCGCCGTCCCTCTTGGCACACGTCAGTGCCGTGTAGTCCTCGCCGCCATAGGCAGCATCAACGTGCGCGATTCCGTCCCGTAACTTTTCCGCTTCCGGCGTGAACGTCGGCGGCGTATCAAACAGCGCATTTTCGGCGGCGATGTGGCGCAGCTCATAGTTCGCGGCAAACAGCGACGGTGACATGGACTTTCGCAACTGTTCCAGTTTCTCCGGCGCAATCAACCCAGTGGAATAGCAATCGAAACGCTTTATGTTCGGCATCAAAGAAATAGCGTCCTCTTTATGCCAAGGTGTGCCTGTGTTAATAATGCGTCCGCCTCTGTTCCTAATGTTTTGCAGTTCCATATAGACGGCTTTTGTCTTTTCTCGCTCTGCATGGCTGCTTCTATCGGATGTGTTTACAATATCGTCCGTAAAAATCAAATCCGCATGTTTACCTGTTATACTGCCTCCTATGCCGATTCCCAATAGCTGGTCTCCGCCTCTCGGACTAACAAAGTGATTTGTCGTTATTGATGTTGCATTTGCCCGAAGCACCCGGATTGGGTTTCCTGTCGCTGCAAGAACGATTTGCTGAAAACTTTTGTTTTCTATGATGCCTCTCGTTTGGCGAATGACCTCTACTACATCCGCTTCGCCTTTGCGAAAGAATATCGTATTCTTATTCGCAAAAACAGCCATTCCAATTGCAAGCGCACCAGAAACAGCAACCGTTTTGAAACTACCGCGATGCCCCAGAATGGTCATATCGCTGTCTCCAAGAAGCATTTCCTTCATCCACTCGCCATGCAAATCATCACGCATCAGCGTAAAGCCGCACGCACGAAGCAGTGCTGCCGGATGGCAAATCATAAAATCAAGAGCCTGTTTTCGCGTCAGATTCTCCATGTGCAGCATACCCCTCGCGACGCTTAATTACGGCAATTTCACGCTGTAAAGCGTCTGTAAACTCTGACGTTGTTACGTTGGCATCTACCTTTTCAGACGGCATCTGCTCTGTTAGTTTTAGGTACAGCTCCATCCAGCGCGCGTCTTTTAGCGCGTTGTTGAAAATTGAGTATGCCGCCGCCTCATTTCGCGTTGCTTTGTTTCCTCGGCTGTCTGCTATTTCTTCATTGGACATTTCTCGCAAAATATCTCCAACGGCTCGCAGTACCTGTGCTGGTGGCGTTTTGTTTTTTGCGTGCCCGCCCTTTCTTGCAAGTTCTTTTGTTTTCGGGTCTCCTGCCTTAAACGGCATAAACATTCCTCCATCCGATATTTTTGTTGCAAAACTCTGAAAAGTGTGGTATAATTATATCGTAAAGAAAGGGAGGGTAATGAATGAAAGCTTTGAGTGTATCATCTTTTTATGCAATGCAGATAATGCTCGGGAATAAGACGATTGAGTGGCGTACATGGTGCACAGCACATCGCGGGGAATTGCTTATCTGCTCAAATAGAGAGCGCACTCCTGGTACAATTCCGGGGCACGCGCTTTGTGTTGTGCGCATCACTGATGTTCAGCCTTTTGTCTCGACAAAAGCGAATCTCGAGGCTGCTTGTTTGGAGCGAGGAGACGTAGAAGGTGGATATGCTTGGGAACTTGAATTTGTCTCTATCGTCAAGCCCTTTCAGGTTCGCGGGAAACCAGGGCTCTTTGATGTTCCCGACGATGATATTATAAAAATAAACGAAGAAACGATGACAGGAGAAGAGACATCCGCCTTTATAGCACAATACATCAATCCTCTTTTAGTCGTTTAACCTGCTCCGGTGTAATGTACTGTTCGGAGATTGGCACGTTGATACTCCGATAAAATAATTCACGTTCCTCCGGACTTGCAAACACAATTACACTAAAAAAATCAATGCGCCCTTTCTCTTTGAGCGAATCGTTCATTTGAGTTCGGGCGTTTTTTATGTCTTTTAATGAGCGCTTCACATTTTCCGATTCTTCTGTATTAAAAAGCTCCGTAAACCTGTCGTCTCCATCGAAAAGGAACTCAGCGTCAGTTTGCGAGAAGCCCATATCATCAGCGGAAAGAGAAAATTCACAAGCCACATTCGATAGCTTGTCCAAGTCCCAGCTGCCTTGCAAACTCGGATTGTTTAGCTGTACATTCAGTTCGACTTCTTCCCGCTCCGGAACGTCCACCACGTTTACAGTGAGTTCGTAATCCTTGTTTCCCTCCAACGCATCCAGCTGTTCAAGCCTTTGGTGACCACCAACAAGATTCCCCGTCCGCTTATTCCATGTTAGAGCAGAAACAAGTCCATGCTTTCTTATTGCTTCTTTTAATCTTTTTTTGGTTTCCTTATTCATTATTCGCGGATTGTATGGCGCATTTTTGATTTGCGAACGAGAAATTGTCTCTGAATCAAACGCCTGAAATTTGCTTCGCACGTCGCTGCTCCTCCCGAAATGCCGCTGCCTCAGCAAGCGGATAAAGTTTAAGCAATTTCCTGTAATCATCTGGGAAAAATTCTTTTACCATAGATACATCCTCATCAGACAGTGACCGAAAAGAATGATGTATCTTCTCGTATTCTCGCGGTAATACAAGATTTTTCACTCGCATATAATTCATGACGTTTTCTTTTGTCCAGTGAATTAAAGGGAAAAACCTCCCGCGCTTTTCGTCTATACTTCCTGATTTCTTCAACATAGCCCGGCGCACGATTGAGTCCGCGATGCGTTCGCCGCAAGCAATCCAATATATTCCTGTTTTTTGCCTCAAATAATTGTATTCATCTGTTACACTTATTATAGGCACGTTCAAGTCTTCTTCCCGGTATGTCCCATACCTGAAGAAGTTGCTTGTTTCAAAATGTGGGATTCGGATGCAATTCACTCCGTATTTTCGTTCATATTTTCGGATAACAGCTTCTTGAAACTCCATTCCCGGCACATAGGACATGAAGAAAGGCTGTACCCGCTCAAAATGTCGGAAACACAAGTCAAGGGTTACAATGGAATCCTTGCCGCAAGAGAATCCGACAAGAACCTCCCTTGTAACCTTTGCCTGTGTTTTAATGGGGTCAAAAAGTTCTGATGACATTAGCCGCCGGTTCCGCCGTTTGACTTCCGCCGGAAAGTGTTGTATGCAGCGCGCTTTCGCTGCTTCCGGTTGTACTTTCTGTTCATGCCAGTGGCGGCTGCGATTCTGCGCTGAATTTCGGTTTGTGCCATTTTTCTTTGCTCCTTTCTACTTGTTTGTTTTATTCAGAAACTCTTTCGAGTGTCCTGTCGTTTTCAAACCCGGTCTCGCTCATGTCGATGTCAACGATTTCATTCACAATCGAACAAGAGTTGCAATGCCGTTCCATTCAATCAACTGGTTTGCTCTCCTGCTCCTAATTTTTTGATGATTTCCTTTTCTCGCTCTGATAGCTCAATGTGATACGCCGCTGCTCTTTCTGCTGCGGCTCTTTCTGCCGCTGCTCTTTCTGCTGCGGCTCGCTCTGCTGCGGCTCGCTCTGCTGCGGCTCGCTCTGCTGCGGCTCGCTCTGAAATGTAAAAAAAACGCCCGTATACAGCCCCGCAATTGTCCGATTTATTGCCTCCAAATAACGCGTCTTTTTTACTGACAGCAAACCGTTCACCGTGTACCGTCAACCAATTCATCCGTGCACTTGTTACGATTTCAAGCGGATAACTTATTTTGCGAAATTCCTTTTTCCCTTTTCTGCGATTCTGGTTGTTTATTTCTCTTAACTTTTTGTACAAGTCCGGCGCAGTCTCAATCAGGTTTTCGCCCATGTTTGTAATAAACCCCGTGTTCACACTCGCGCCGTTTTCGTAGACGATGCCAATGCCAGTGCATATGTAGTTACAATCGTCATCGTAAAACATGCAAGTCCCCGGTGAAAACAAGAAAAAGCGTATGCCGTTCTTCAGGTAAAATTTCCGAATCTTCCGCACGATGGAGAACGGCGGATTGTCAATTACAACGCATCCTTCCGGATAATTCTCGCGCTCAAAGTCTCCGCCCGGATAAAAAGGGCGAATTACAGTCGTGTTTTCCGGAAGATTGTAGCGTGCGAACACCCATTCTCGGACTGCTTCATAGATGTTTGGCGGCGTGTAGCAATCGTCAGTTGTCTTCTTCGGCTTGAATTTCTTGACAAACGCTTTGTATTCGTCCGATTCTTCCGCAAGCGTCAGCTGTTCAAGATTCTCCATCGCGCCCCCCCGATAATGTTCATGTTGCCACCCCCAGATGTTTTTCTGCGTCCCCACCAACGCAACAAAGCGCACTCGCGCATAAATCCCGCCGCTGAAGAGGCAAGAGCAGCACTTCCATAGTCGCCTCTTCCAACAAAAAAGGCGCTTGCATTACTGCTTGCGTCTTTCTTGCTGCTTTTACATTTTGCATTATATCACGGAAATTACTCTCATAACTCTCATTTTTTTATTTCTATATGTTTTTGCTTCTTTTGCCATTGCCAGCAATGCCACCTATCTCGCGTTCTAATGGCTTGCTTGTTTTTGCTCATAATAATGCCGCCTGATTGCTCCAACGGCTCACAGGCGGCATTCTGTTGCGATTAGGCGGGCTTGATTGCTTCCACCTGCTGCTTTGTGAACAAGTAGGCGGTCGTCAGAAAGAACCCGCTATTTTCTTCCTTTGCGTCAACGTTCTTTTCGTCCTTCTTCCTCTTGCTCGTCTTGGGTTTCCAGATGCTCACGGTCAGCGCGGCGTGTTCGCCTTTCTTGACCATGTAACCGTGGTTCTTCCACTCGGCGAAGGTGTGAATCGGGAGGCGCATTCCGTGTGAGAAGTAGGCTTCTGCTTCCTCCTGCGTGAAGATTCCCGCTGCGACTGCGGAGTTCGCGATAATCTGCTCATTCGTCATGACTTTTCCCCTCCCCTTACTTCACGATGACGGTTTCCCAGTCGGTGAGGACTGCGGTAGTCCCGAAGCAGTCATTAGCGATGCGCTTGTACTCGCCAGTCCACGCGTCGCGGGTATAAGTCCAGTTGCGGGTGGTGTACTCCATGTCGCGGTTGAGGGTTTCCAGCGCCTTGATGCTCAGCTTGATAGTCTTCATAATCATTACCTCTTTCTGTCGGGGGCTTTTATTTTGTACCGCCCTCCTGACACTATTATTATAGCATATACCGCCGTATATGTCAAGAGGCAAATCACATTTTTTTCGAGATTTTTTGCAAACTTTTTGCGCAACGAAAAAGGCGCACCCCAGCGGATGCGCCCCATGCTATTATTGTTTTCTGTTGGTAATTATCTCACGCCCGACATAGGCGTTTACGGAATCAACGATTAGCTGCGCCACAGAGAGACCACGGCGCTTTGCTTCTTCTTCCAGCGCCTCTTTGCTCCCAGCGCGAACGTCGAAGCGCACCGTCTTGATTCCTTCCTTTTCGCGATACTTCTTCATCGCGCGGACTGACACGGCGCCTTGGTAGTACTCTTTCCGCATTGCCACAACCCCTTTCGTTGATATTACGTCATTTAGTCCCACATGTGCTTGTGGCAATAGTCTGTCCACTCCTGCTCCATGTCAGCGATGGCTTTTTCGTAATCTTCACCGTCGATGATGCGTTCCCGCGCCTTGCTTCCGGCGGATGCCTTGGCATAGTTAGCCGAGCGGCTATAAGATTCCGCTTTGAGCAACGCAGCGGCGCGCGGGTACTGCTCTTTCAGCGCCTCAATGTTCACCTTCGGTTCGGCGGGACGGATGCCGTCGCCGTTGTCGATGGCGCGCACTGTGTCATCGTGCCACTTGTCCCACTCTTCACGCGCCTTTTCAATCAGCTTCACGCCGGGGATGGCGGCGCGGCGCGCTTCGCGTTCCTTGCCGATTCGGGCGGCTTCCGCGCGCTTCGCGGCTTCTTCCGCGTCGCGTTCTGCCTTTTCTGCCAGCAGAATCGTTTTGATTTCGTCCAGCACAGCGGGGTCAGGGCGCTTCATCGTTTTCTTCCATCCGCTTACGCGCATCATTCCGGCGTGTTCTCCGTCGGTGACGATGGAAAACTCAAACCGGTGGTCATCGTACAGCTTTTTCGCAGCAGGGGTCAGCTTCGCGTAGTTTTCGGGCTTCATTTCCTTACCTCTTTCTGTCGGGGGCTTTATTTTCTGTACCGCCCTCCTGACACTATTATTATACCATGTACTGCCGTATATGTCAAGGGCAAATCACATTTTTTTTCGAGATTTTTTGCAAAAAAATCGCGCACCTTTCGATGCGCGACCGCCTTATTCCACGCTCTGGATTTTCCGCTCCGCGTTACCAATCACGCGGAAGACGTGTTGCTCGGAGTACGCCAGATTGTAGCTGATTTCTCGGACACTCCTTCCCTCCAGATACCGCATCCTCATGCACTGCACTTCCAGCGGACTTTCCAGCGCATCAACCAGCGGCGCAAGTTCTTCGCGCATCCTGCACAATTCGTTCCAGATTGCTTTCTTGCGTTCCAGCGCCTCGACGCGATACAGCAGCCCTTCTTCCGTGCTGTTCATACTCCCGCCCCCGCGCGGCGCGTCGCTGATTGTCCGCGTCAGCTTCTGCGCCCGGATTCGCGCCTGTTCTGCTCGCAAGCAAGCCATAGGATACCGCCTGATGAGATACCGCATCCGCTTTAAGTCAACCATTTTCCCCTCCCGCAACCGCCCACGATTATTTTACCCCTTCAAACGCCTTGATGACAGCTGTATACAGCGCAGGGCGAATCTGTCCGCTCATTAGCTCCGTGTACAGCATATCTTGTACCTTCTCGATTGCCCCGTTTGCCTCCTTCTCTGCGTTTAGCCGTCTGATTGCGTCCTGCGTCGCCCTGACTTTGTAGGCATCGTGGCGGCTTTTGCATCCGCGCGAAACGTTTCCAGCAAGCCGCTTGACGTTCTTTTCCAGCTCTTTCTCCAGCCAAAAGGAGTAACGGATATCGTCGGTGTCCAGCATTCTCTCACTCTCCGTCCATGTATCGCATAATTGCGTCAATTGCTTCTTGGCAACCCTTCGCCACGACGCAACGGTATCCCTCGGCGGTAAGCATTTTCATGCGCTCTTTCTGCGATGTCGATACTGTCCCGCCCTTGCGCCGCTTCATCTCGATAAAAAGCCCGTGTTCACGTCCGTTTGAGACGGGCAGGAAGATGTCCGGTACTCCTGCACGCGTCCCGGTTCGCTTCATCCTCGCGGCGGTTGCTTTGGCGCGATAACCGCCGTTCGGAATGGCGAACATCCCTTTCAGCCACGGCTTCGTTGCGCTTTGAGCCTCCGCCCAATGAAAAAGGGCTTCCTGCTCTTCATCTTCCGTTGGAATTACATTGGCATAAAGAGAACGCCATGTAGTCCGCACTTTGGATTTGTACATTTTACCCATGCGCCTCCCTGAACATCAATCGTAGTGTATCGCTTCATCACTGCGTTGCAAACCGGGCAGATTGTCAGCGCGTTCAGCCATTCTTGCCTTTCGACCATGCTGCACCTCCTCTCTGCGCCTTGATGCACATTGCCGCAACTTGCACAGCTTCGCAAGCCAGCAGTGTAGCTGCCGCTGCTGTTTTGCTCGCGCACATCCGAAACGCATCTGCATCGTCCCGGCGATTTGCCAGCCACACGTCATTTGCCTTTTGTCGAACGCGCTGCATCTCTTCGTTGGCTTCCTCGATTTCCTCCCAGATGACGGAGAACGCCTCCGGCGTGGAGTTGAACGTTTCTCCATGCTCTCTCTGCGCTCGGAGAAGCTCGGAGAACACAACCGTTACAATCTCATCTTGCAATTCTTTCACAACCATATCACTCCTTGTTGATAAATGCGCAAGCAACACATACCGTAGCCGCCAGCAAGGACAGCACGCCGATAACCGTCATCGTCATCCCCCCAACCACGCCGCAAGCGCATCCGCTCCGGCGTACACCAAAATCGAAATGATACAGTTGACGAGCGCCAGCAAAACATACACATACCACGGGCGCGTTTCCTTCGCCAGCAGGAAGCCCGTCAGCCCCAGACCAATCATCGTGCCGAAAATCACCGCCGCGGGCAGCGTCACAGTTTTCATCAGCTTTCCTCCTCCGTTCCCAAGAATGTCATCTGCCCGTCAAGCGGCTCTTCCTGCTTTTTCATCCTTGTAAGCCGCTTTATGAGCGGCACACAATCAATCGCAAGCGTTTTTTCGTACAATCCACAAGCTGTCCAGCGCTTCGCCCAGTCCGTCGCTGCGGAAGCGCTCACGCCGTATGCCATGCACTTATATAGCGTATGGCTCGACGTTACATAGATGCAGAGGTTCGAGCAATCCGCGCATTTATGCGCATCGTCTTGCCCGTATACTCGGTGCATAGCCGTGATTTTGCGGTCAGGCATCGTTTCCCTCCCACGGCGTGTTCGCCATTTCTTCCGGCGTGGGCTTCCGCAGCCAGCAGCGCCACGTCTCACCGTAGGTGTAATCGGCGTACCATGTGCGTCCGCCGTCGAAATATATGCGGTTGCTTTTACCTTCCCAGTATGTTACCATTCGCGCATGTACGCACGGCTCGTCGTCTCCGTTATTATCTTCAATCCATACGAGCGTTCCTGCGCTTACCACAAGCTCTGCAAGGGACAGAACGTGATTTGTGCCTTTGTACCGACGCATCGCAGCGTTATATGAACCTCCTACAATATCCTGTCCACATGACGCGCATCTCCAGTCGATAGCTTCTTGTCGTTCCATTTCCGCGCCGCAAAACAGACAATGCGGGACAGGTTTGTTTTTGTTATTCATCCTCTTCGTCCTCCTTTGGCGCTTCCGGGTATGGCATCCAGTGCGTGATTTCCACGGGCTTGTTGTCGTACATTTCGTCCAAAAACTTCTTTGTATCTGAGCAAAAATACAACGATGGATAGTTCCACCTGCTCTCTATATCAAATCCGATGACGTGCATTCTATTCAGCGGCAGCACCTTGTCCACGGACACCCATCCCGGCGCACGGCGATTCCATGTCTCGACGATTTTTTTAGTGTCTGCATCCACATCATCAAGCGTAAACACGATGTCGCACCCCTCGCAATAAATGACTGCATCACGAAAGTAACTGTATGCTTTGTCCAAATGAGCATACCCGCCGCAGAACGGGCACGGTTTCAGATTATAATCCTGCATTCTTCTTTCTCCTTTCGTCGTTATTCCACGCTCTCACGGCTGCGGCTCTTGTTTCCCCAAGCTCACCGATATAGCCACAGTCCAAGCATCTTACCTCAAAACCGTTACCGCCGAAAAATTTAGTCCACATTTCCACGTACTTGCTTCCGCAATTCGGGCAAGGCTTTGGTTTTACTCGCATTACGCCCATCCCCCCTTAAACTTGTTGATGAAGTACACTTGCCCTTTGCCCGTCACTTTCGGCGTTCGCCGCAGTATAACGCTGCCGTCCGACGTTGTGATAGCCGTTTCCTTTATCTCGAAAAGTCCCATATCCATAGCTCTTTGCGTCGGGCAGTTGTGAAGCTCTCCTTTGCTGCACAAATATCCGTTCACACGCAGGAGTTTGAACAGCTTCTTTTCGCCGATTTCAACGCCATTCTGCCGCAGCAGCTTCGCCATCTCGTTCACAAGGATGCTTGTTTTGCTTGAGCTCACAGCATCCGCGAACAGCGCCTTTGGCTGCATCTCCGTGATTTGCTTGTCGCGCTGCTCAATCTGTCGCTGGGCAACAATCAGGGCTTTCGCCATCAGGTCAGCGTCGCTCATGTCTTCCTGCCCTGCGATGTAGCCGCCGCTCTTTCGGATTGATGGGATGACATCGTGCGTAATCCAGCGCTTGAACTCTTTCGCCTCCGGCTTGCGACTGCTGAGGACGAGTGCGTACAGACCGGGTTCGCTGACGACGGTCACATTTGGATTGCCGCGAATACCGTCGGTTAAAACGACGGTATTCTTTTCGTCGTCGTCCAGACGTGCCACTGCATCCCGTGCGTTCTTGACTTCCAGCGCTCGGCACACATCCGCCGCCACGAACCACGGCTCTTGTTTCCCTTCTTCGACGAATGTCCGAATGTTTCCAAACCGTTTGTTCTCGTAAACGATGATGTTGTACATGGCTTTCCTCCTTTTAGTCCTTTTTTAGGCATGTATACCGCATATGCGGCTTATCAAACCCCAGATTCACAACTCCCGTTGCGCCGTTTCGGTTCTTCCTGATTCGGCACGTTTGCCACGTCAAACCGTTCGCTTTGCAATTGTGGTACATCTGCCATCTGTCGCTGTTCGCGTCCTGCGGTTCTTCTGGCTCGTGCAGGATAAGAAACACGTTCGCGTCCTGCTCAATCGCGCCGCTGTCTCGTGCTTGTGACATATCCGGCTCGCTTTTTGTCGCTTTGCCAAATCCCTTCTCGCTCTCGCGGTTGAACTGCGTCATGCACAACAGCGGAACACCTAAATCCATCGCCATCAGCTTTAATTCGCGGCTGATTTGCGTGACTTCCTCTGTGCGGTTTCCGCACTTCTCGTCGGCTCGCATGAGTTGGATATAGTCAACTACAATCAGGCGCAACCCCTGCTTGCTTGCCTTCATCTTCGCTGCCGCGTTGCGGATTTGAAGCGGTGTGACCGCTCTTTCCTCGATGGTGACTGGTAAATCTGCAAGCACCTGATAGCAGGGCGAAATCTGCGCGAAATCCTCTAATTCCATCTTGCCTGTGGAGATTTTCTGCAAGTTTACGCCGGATTCGTTCGCCATGAAACGCGCTGCAATCTCCACCGGGTTCATCTCCAAGCTGACGAGCAGCACCCCGCCGCCGTGCTCCGCAACGTACTTCGCCATGCAGATAGCAAGCGACGTTTTACCGACACCCGGACGTGCGCCGATGTAGATAAGCTGTCCCGGCTTGAAGCCGCCCAGCATTACGTCAAGGTCTGCGATTCCGCATGTCACGCCATCTTTCTTGTCGAAAGAATTCGCAAGCATGAGCGACGCTTCGTGCATCGTCACCCCGTCGTTGCCAGCGGTTGACGACTGTGCCGCCGCTGCGCAATCCGCTTGCAGCGCCGCAACCGACACGCCCGGATTTCCTACATCTTGCAGGATTTTTCGCGCCAGCGTCGCAAGTTCGCGGCGTTTCGCGCACTCCGCCAAAATCGCTATGTACTGCCGCGACATGATTGGCGAAATGCCCATCTGTACGCATTGCATCAAGAGTGCGGTATCTTGGAAGTCGCATTGAACTTCTGCATCCAGCGTTACAAGGTCAACGCTTTTTCCCTGCTTCACAAGGCGCATGATTCCGCGCTGACAGGCTTGCATCTGCTTTAAGCCAAAGAGTGCATCAGGCAGTGCGGCAACTTCCTGCGCCACGATTGCGTCTTGCATTGCAAGCCCAATTAGGCTTTTTTCCGCGTCCTCGTTGATGTATGCGTCCATATTTAACTACTCCACGCTCTCGCTATTTCTTCCAGCTTTGTCCGTACCTCTGGATACCCCACGCTACTCAAAAATACATCTCTTTGTTTGACTTTCGGCGGTTCGCGCACTTCAATTTCGTCCGTGCTATTTATAAACCTTATCGGGTGCTTTTCCGCCTCAATCCGCGCTTGCTCTCGTCGCTCTTTCTCCTGTTTCTCTTTCGCGCGTCCATTGATTACACCCTTGAGGTATCGGATGTTAGGCTTCCCGGATTCCCCGGCGATTTTGACGCATTCCAGCACTTCTTCCGTGCCGTTGTCCGCCACAAGCTGGTTGAGCGTCTCCATCGTCGCCGTCGTGTCGGGGAATCCCTGCCGTTTCGCTTCGTCCAGCACCTCGTTTGTTCCTTGCTGGATTTCTGCGGCTTCTTCGTCGCTGATGAAGGGTGCAGGGGTGCGCACTTCGGGCTTCTGCTTTGTTTCAGGGTTGAGCTGCGCCTGTGCCGATTCGGGCTGCTGGATTTCTTCGGACGGTTCTTTCTTCGGGCGACCACGTCCGCCGGATTTGCCAGCCGCAATTTTTTTCTCGTATCCATCGCTCGCTCTGTCCAGTTCGCGGACAAGTGCGTTATAAAGGTACTTGATTGTACGCGGCATTTCAGCCGTTTCCCCGCTCCTGCCGTATTGAAGATACGCCCTGACAACAAGTCCAATTTCCTCGTCGGACAGCTCCTCGATGTCTTCAGCCATATCGAGCGGAATCGGCACATACTTTACCTTCGCCATTTGCTACCTCCATCAGCTGCCATTAGAACGGCAAATCCTCGTTGTATACCGGGGTGTACTGCGGCGCGGGCGGTTGAGCCGCCTCGTGCGCTGTCTGCGGTGCATCCTGTTTCGCGCTGTCCAAAAACTCAACATCCTGCGCGAAAACTTCCAGCGTCGCGCGTGTGCTTCCATCGTTGGCGGTGTATGTGCTGACGCTGACGCTGCCAATCACACACACCTTGCGCCCCTTGGCAAGATACTTTTGGCACGTTTCCGCTTGCTTATCCCAGACGGACACGCGGAAGAAGTCTGCTTCCGCCTTTTCGCCCGGTTTCGCGCGGCGATTAACCGCAACCGTGAAGTTGGCGACGCTCTTGCCGCTCTGCGTCGTGCGCAACTCAACGTCCCGCGTCAGATTTCCGATGATTGTCAGCTTGTTCATTGCTTTCCCTTCCCAGCTTGTACAGCTTAGCTATTTTTTCGTCGATTTTTACGGGCTGGATGTGGTACTTTGCATCAAAATCCGCCTGTGCCATCGTGTGGCACTCCGTGTGATGTACCCGGCAAAGCGGCTCGCACGTTAGCCCGATATGATTGATTTCTGTGCGGTCTGCGCCCATGCCGACGCGCTCCCAGTGGTGCAAGTCTGACGGTCTGCGTCCGCAGATGGCGCACTGCTTGTGCATCACGCAAGCGTAGATATACGCGCCGATGTCCTCCGCGTACTCCACAAGCGGTTGTTTTGTTGGAATATCATTGATAACGCAAAACTCAACCAGCCAGTCGATGTAAAGCCGCGCGGTTGTCATATCTACGTCGGACAGGCTGAATGCCTTAATTGCCTCCGCTTGCAACTTGTCAATACGCGCTCGCAGAAACTCCGCCTTGAGCATCGTGTTTAGGTCGCTCTTGTCCCCCTGTCCGATGTAGCCAGTCGCGGCGGCTATCTCGCCAATCAGCGCCCACGCCTTTCGCCGTTGCTCTGGACTAATTGTGCGGCAGTCCTGCCAAAGCACCGTGACGGTATCGGATAAGTTTTCCGCATCGGGTCGGACAGTCTGGATTGTCAGGCTGCCCGGTTGCTCGATGACCTTGCCGATTGTCGCAATCATGGCTCACTCCACGGCTCGCGTTTGGTTTCTTCTCGTGTTGGCTCTTTCTCCCAGCATCTCCACTTTGTGCCATAGTCCCCCATGTAGACGTTAAACGAACCAATGCCGATGTTGCTGGGTATAACGCGCCACGGATATACAGCCGTTTTTAGACATACGCAAATCGGGATGTTGTCTCGAAGTTCAAGCCACAAAATCGCCGTCTTTTTGTTTTGCTTAACGGCTTCGGCGCACGTCAGAACGCGATTTCGCGGCTTAGTCGTCATCGTCATTTTTCCCTCCTTTGGCGGAAATTCTGAATCGCACGTCGGGCAATGAAGCCGCGCTGTTCTTCTTACCATATCGAGTACAACGTATTTCATTTCATCGTCGCAGTACGGGCAGCGCGGCATAAGTTCTTCTTTAGGCATTCTTTTCCCCCTCCCACAGCTTTTCCGCCCCTTTCTCCATGCGTTCTGCTTGAAGTTTGTAATAACGTTCCCGTGCAGCTTTGCAGATTTTTTCTCTATATGCTAAGTAATATTCGCGCTGCCGTTTTTGCAACTCTTCCTTGTGCGCTTGATAGTAAGCCCGCGAATTTTCTTTGTTTTTCCAGTAATATTCTCGATGACGTTTTTGAAGCTCTTCTTTGTGCGCTTGATAGTAAGCCCGCTGATATTCGCGATATGCTTCCCCGCGTTCAGCCATCCGCGTCAACTCGCTTTCCTGTGATAAACTCCGCTCTCGGCAGCGTCTCAATCCATGCGCAGAATGCCCTCCATTCCGGCAGACGGTGATTTCCACGCTGCTGATAGATGGTTTTGAGCTGCCGATAGTTGGTGGTCATCCGCGCCGTCAGCCGCAAGCCAACAGGCACGTTGTAGAGGACTGCAAGATACCGTTCCGGCGTGGGGGCTTCCTTGTACTCCTCAACCAACTTTTCCACAAGCTCGATTGTCTCCCGGCGAACGTAGTCGATGCATTGTTCGTCGATGTCCATGCTTGTTATGCGGTGCATGGTGGACTGGCTCGACACAAAGTCCAGAAAATGATACCGTTCGGCTTCCACCCACGCCTTTACGGTGAACGTGAGGTCGAACTGTACGACGATTCCCGTCAAAAATTGGTCGTGTCCGCTCCCTGTCTGGCAGTTGGCAAGTGCCATCGTCCGTTCCGTTACTTCCGCGCTGCATTGCTCCGTGTCGGTTGCCATCGGATAGCGGCTTGCCTTTACACTCGACACAAGCCCCATGATTTCCACGTTGCTGACTACATTCATCGTCTTTCCCCTTTCTCAATTCGCTCCACCATATCAAACGGGTCGTCGAAATCCAACCGGATTCCCGTCTTTTCCAGAACTTCATCAATCAATTCTGCCGTTGTGAAGTACGCGCCGGGTTGAAGATACTTTTGCGTTGCTGTCAGCATCCGATAAATTCGCTGTGCGCCGAATCCGAACTCTTCTTTCATCGCAAGGCACATTCCGGCGAAAATCATCTTGATTGCATGGCGTTCTGCATCCTTCGCTCCGCGCTCATACTCGCGTTCGTAGCCCCCCCGCGCCCTCATGATGCTCTGCGTGGCGTGGGTCATGTCCCGCGCCGCTCTCCTGCGTTCTGCCCGATTCATCATGATGCCTCCCGGAAATTAGCCTTTACCGCGTCCATCATCGCCTTTGCGTCCGCCATCGTCATCTCTTTCGTCGGAATGTTGCGGACGATGTTTTCTTCCACAAGCGCGGCGCGAACTCTGCTCAACTCCTGCACATCCATGCCAATGTTTCTGCACTCGCGCTTGATATAGTCCGCCGGCGTTTCCGTCTGATTCTCTACTGGCTTACTCTGCTGCTGCGGCTGCTCCGGTTTCTTCTGCGTCTCGGTCTCGTGCTTTGTCTCGTAGCTTTCACCGTCCGGGTCGGTCATCTCCTCTGTCGGGATGCAAAACACTTGGAACAGCGCGTATTTGTAAGCAATCGCCATTGCCTTGTTGCTTGCCTTGTCGCCGCTGTCCATGCCCTCACCCAGCGTCACCGCCTCGATGAAACTGCCGTCGGTGGCATAGAAGCGGAACGCGATTTTGAGGAGACTGTACCGCAGTTCTCCGCCTTTCGCCGTTACCTTGATTTCTCGCGTCTGCTCCAAAACCTGTGGAACAGTGAAAATCTTGTTTTTCGTCAGGATGGGCTTCAAGGCGTTCATCACATCGTCGATGCCGCGGAACTTAAAACCCTGCTGCTGGTTGTACTTGTCCTTGCCGATTGCGGAAATGTCCGCCATCGCCGCGCTGATTGCGGCGTAAATCTGCCCGTTTTCCATTCTCGTTCCTCCTGTCAGCACTCGTACCATCTCTGATACTGGTCGTTGATGTACTTCTCCCAGCGCCAATCCTCTCCCGTTCGGCTGGCTTCATCACCCCTCCGCACGGGCTTCCTGCACCCTCGCGGCACTTCGTCCGTCTGGCTGCATCCGCAGTCGCAGCGCTCCCCGCTATCCAGATATGCGCCACATAGGCAGCAGCGTCTTGCCATTTTGCTCACCCCTTCTGCACCGCGAAAACCGGGTCGCGCGGGATGATTTTGATGCCGGGTACGACTTCGCCCGTAATTTCGTCAATTGCCTGTCCGTTGTTCTCTGTAATCAGCCCTTTCAGCGCAGTCCATTTCAGCTTTGGCACATTCTCCACGCAGGACGGCGCATTCTCGGCGCACCACGCGATAATCTGCGCATCGTCGCGCTCGTACTCCGGCGCTTGCGCTTTGCGGACCAGAACGCCGCTCGGCAGCTTGTACTTCTCGCTGGTCTTCGTCGCCTTGTGCGGAACGATGTCGAAGTAGCTTTCCAGCAGGTCGGTGAAGTAGGCAATGCTCTGCTGGTTGGACTGCGCCACGCGCTCACTCTGTGCCTTGTAGTAGTCCTTCCACTTCTGCGTGTCGGCTTCCAGCTCAGCGATGCGGCGAACCGCCCAGTCCGCCTTTTGGTCGTTGTCGATGACAAAACCAGCGCGTTCTTCCTGCTCGTTTTCCTCGATTTCGCTGATAAACTGCTCCATATATGTTGACTTCCTTTCGTTTTTGTGTTAGAATGTAAGTGGCTTAACCGCCCCTTACCCTTTCTGTCTGCCCGTGCCGCGCTTTGTACCCGCGTCACGGGCGCTTTTTTTATGCACGTCTCCGGGCAATTGTGCCGTCAGGGTTCATCAGCCCACGCGCAACAAGGTCGTTGCGCTTCTTGCGCTGGCGGATGACCTCGTTCTCCTGCTCCTGCGTCGGGTAACGCTTTCGGCGCTCCATCTCCTGCTCAAAGTCGCTGACAGTGACGCGGATGGTTTCGTGCGCCTTGCCACCGATGCAGACGTGCGGCATTTCGCGCATAAATTTCCGGGCGCTCTCCTTGCTGATGCAGAGAATTTCGGCGACGCGCTCGGTGTTGAGGTACTGCGTCATTTCGCGCCACTCCTTTTCTCGATTCTCGCAAGTGTGTCGGACAGGCAAGCAACCGCCTTTTTGATTAACTCGACGTACTTGTCGCGATTCATCAGGTTGTCAATTTTTCCGTCGTCGCTTACGTCGCGCTCAATGGCTTCCTGCAATCGCAGGATGTCCTCGATTGCGTACCGATTCCGCAGAACGCTCCCCATCGTCGTCGTGTTGCTAATTGGGCTGTAATGCCGCCGATAACTGTCGCTGTGTGAAAGCATCCAGCGATGCCACAGCATAGGGCATTTGTACAGCTCCTCAAGCTGGTCGATAACTTCCGGCGACGGCTCTGCTTCGTCTCCTTCCCAGCGGCGGATGCACGATTCCGATGTGTGGATTTCCTGCGCAACTTGCCACAAGCGCAGCCCTGCTTGCTCTCTGGCGGTTCGCAGCTCATAACCGCGAAATTCCGGCATTTACTTTGCCCCCTTCTGTGCTATCATTTCCGTAGGCGCAAGGGCGAAAGCCGTCGCGATTACCTCCGCGATGAAATTGCCCTGTGCGTCAATCTCCCCCGCCTGATACCGCCCCGTCTCGGACAATGCGCGGCTATACGCCCGCTCAAACGTCAGCTTGGTGATGTCGTCCGGCGTGTTAATGCCCGCCATGTTACAAACAGCGTCGTAAACAATCCGCATTGCGGCGCTGTCTCCCAGATGCGCCCGAATCTGCTTGACGATTACTGCGTCGATTGGGCACCAGCGCAAGCCTTCTCCTTCCTCCGGCTGCATCGTTACCCCGGTTGCTCGCTGGAAGTCAGTCATTCCAAAGCGCCCCCATCTTGTCGCTGATTTCTTCAAGCAGCTTATTCATGATGTCTCCGTAGACAACGTAGGCATCAAATTCGCCGGGGAAAACCTTCTGAAAGGCTCCGTAGTCCTTCACCTTCCCGCTCCGTACGTCCATCCAGATAATCTTCCAAATGCGGTCGGCGGTGCGCTTGCTGTCGCAAGCGTTGTCGAGTTCGCGGATGATGCGCGGCGCATTGAGCCGCAGCGTGGTTTCCATCATGTGCTGCTCAAAGAGTTCCTTCCTGGCTTCCTCGTCCGGCACGATTTTCTCAAGATTCAGGATTTTCATTTTCTTTTCCCTCCCTTAGACGGCTACCGCCGTCTTGTCCATTTCGTACTTAACCGCCAACAGCAGGGCTTCCATTACGGCTTCATATGCGCTGTATGCCTCGCTGATGTAGTCCCAGTTCCCCAGTTTCGCAAACTCGTCGCGCGTCAGGGCTTTCAGCTTCTGCGCGCTCTGACGAATGGCGAAAATCGTCTTGTTCGCGTCACCACGCGATACGCAATCGCCAAGGCACTGGCTTTGGATGTCCTTGCCGTACTCGTCCAGCAGACGGTTCGCGATTTGCACCTTGACAACTTCATTGCTCATTGTGATACCCCTCCATTTCATGCTCAACCGCCAACAGCAGGGCTTCCATTACGGCTGCATATGCGCTGTATGCTTTGTTGATGTCGTCCCAGCCCCCCAGTTTCGCAAACTCGTCGCGCGTCATGGCTTTCAGCTTCCGCGCGCTCTGGCGGATGGCGAAAATCGTCTTGTTCGCGTCACAGCGCGATACGCAACCGCACCGGTTTGCAATTTGCGACTTGATAGAATCCTTTTCCATTGTGATACCCCTTTCTATCTTTCTTTGCGCTTTTCGCGCTGTTAGTCGATGAGTTCCCACCAATTCACGCCAAGCGTCGGCGCAAGCCTCTTTGCGGTGTTTGGTGTTACGTTCCTTTTGCCGCTATCAATCAGCGACAACATGGATTCGGAGATTCCCGTGATTCTGGCGATGTCCGCCATTTTTAACCCGCGTCGTTCTGCAAATTCCCGGATATTTGACAACTTTTCTCCCTTCTCCGACTTTACAACCGGTAAAGTTTTTTCGCTAAAAAATTGATTTTCTTTCTTCTTCGGGAGGTGGTGTTTGATTTTTCACCCGTCCCCGTGTTAGACTACTTATGCAGGATTCTGTTTTCGCCGTTCCCCGTGCGGGGAGCGTGGATTGAAATTACGCTGATGTAGGTTGCTACCTCGCTAATCAGCCATAGCGCGGCGATGAGTACGATGCTCAAGCCCAAAAAGACGAATCCTGCCGGGTCTGCGTGTGGCATCTCCGTGTCACTCCTCTCTCCGTAATAGTTCCCGGTGGGAAGTGTGAAATACGTCCTCCAGCGCTACCAACACTTCGTAGGACGGGTCACGCTTCCCAGTCTCGATTAGACTGTAAGCCTGTACCGTAATTCCGAGTTGCTTTGCAACATCGGCTTGCGACCAGCCTTGCAAGGTTCTGACCCGCCTTAATGCGGTTCTCATTGTTACTCCCTTCTCATCAACTCTCGGCAAGTGTTTTCCGCTTGCTTGTTTACATTATACATCAACTTTGCGTTGATGTCAAGAGGTTTGCAATGTTTTCTCGAGAAAAATTTGCTTCTCGTCTTTTGGTGCTGCGAAAGCAAGCAGGGCTTTCCGTTGCGGCGCTTGGTGATGCGCTTGGTGTCTCCGGCGCGTCCGTGACACAGTTGGAGAAGTGCCAGCGTTCTCCCAGCGTTGAGGTATTCGGAAAAATCGCTGACCTCTTCGGCGTTTCCTACGATTACCTTGCCGGGTGCGACGGCGCGCCGTCCCCAAAAGAAACGGACACGCTCTACTTGGAGATTTCCGCGCTTGCTCCGTCCGACCGGGAAGAAGTCATGCGGTACGCTCGATACGTTCGTGCGAACCCGCGCAAGTGAGGTGATGCACCGTGCCGTTCCCGGAAATCCTGCTTGCTCTGCGGCTCTCGAACGGGCTGACCCAGCAGCAGCTTGCAGAACGCGCCAATGTCGCAGAGATAACAATCCAGAACTACGAATCTGGAAGAAGCAACCCCGTGCCGACGCGGCTTCTCGCAATCGCTGATGCTCTCGGTGTTTCGCTCGATACGCTCGTTGGACGTGATGAGAATGCGTTCTCGCCGCCCGACTTCGACCCGCTGGTAGAACAGGTGAAGTCTCTTTCCGCGCTCCAGCGTGCGGATGTGATGAAGTACATCGAGTTCATCAAATCGCGCTCCTGATTCGCGTTTGCGCTGGACAACACTCTACAAGGGCAAAAACGGCTCCCTGAGCGCTTCCAGCCCGTCAGGTGAGGAAATACCAGTCTCGACGTGCAGGCGCTCCTGCGGGCGTTTTTGTGCGAATTAGACGTTGCTTTCGCGCAAAGCCCTTTTCGCTTCCGCCTGTGTCGCCAAGACTACTTCTCGCTCCCCTCAATGGCGTGCTGGATGATGTGAATCATCTGCTGGTTGACGCTTCGGTTTTCGCGCTCTGCAAGGACTTGCAGCTTGCGATGAAGCCCCGCGCCCATCCGCAGTGTGACTTTCCGGCTGTCTGCCGTCATTGTGCCGTCACCTCTCTTTTATTATATAGTGCCGTCACCTTGCTGTCAAGGTGCTGACCGAAATTTTTTTGAAGGTGGTGATTTCCTTGCCGTCCGACCTCCCGAAGTTTACGCTCCGCACTGACAAGCAGACGCTTGACAAGTTCCGCGTGGTTGCGCAAAAAAACCTGCGAACCGTCAACCGCGAATTGGAGATGCTAATGCGTCAGCATATCGCGGACTATGAGGACAAGCACGGCGAAATCGTCCTCCCTCAAAATCAGGAATGATTGCTATGCAGTCATATCCTATGCAAGAATGGAGGTGAGTATGCCTTGCTTGAATCAGAATATCGCCTCTGCCGTGACTTTCAGCGCGGCAAACAACTTTCGGCGGAACAGCTTGCGCGGTTGCGTTCATCTGGCTTCTTGGAGCCACAGCCGCCGCACCCATCCGACCTTGATGCACGTCCTCCGGATTATGTGCCGGAGCTGAACCGTCACGCGCTGGATGAAATGGAGCAGTACGAGTCAAGTTGCTTGCGATTCCTGCTTCCCGTCGGCATCTCCGCCGTCAGCTTGATTCTCTCGCTGATAGCTCTCTTCAAGTAGCCGAATCTCCTTCAAGTAGTCAAGCACATCGCGCATATACTTGCTATATTGGTCGAAGTCCAGCTTCAGATAGCGCGGAGCAACGAGGATTCGCCCGAACGCAAGGCACAACTCCTTGCCGTACCAGCTCAAAAGCGGATTGTGCTTGAAAACGCCGTCGCTCATGTACGTTTCCTCGCGAAGCGCGAAGTTCTCCTTTTCCAGCATCTCGACTTTTGCTTGCAAGTCCTCAATCCGCTGTTTCAACTGCCGCTTTCTCTGATACACGTTCACACCTCCAAAACACGAAAGGGGTATCACGATGAAGAAGTTTGTTTCCGTTCTGCTGGTTCTCTGCTGCCTGATGGCTTCCTGCGTCCCCGCGTTTGCGACCGAGAAACGCGACCTAACCGACGGCGAAATGCTTGCCTTGCACTTTATCAATGAGTTCTTCTCAAGCAAGCCAGAAGATGGCATTTCCTACGACGTTTCGCTCGACACGGAAACGAACTGCTTTGTCGTCAAGGGCGAATATATGCTTCTTGAATCGCTCTACAAGAGTTATTCGCCAGAATATCAGGAGCTTCTTGCGCACATTTTCGAGCTGTTTTCGTCCGTCGATTCGCTCATGCGCACCTCTGTCGGCAGTGACAGCTACTACTTGCGTTTGACGTACTTCCACAGTGCTATCGCGTCCTCCGGCGCGTATTGCGCGTTTTCTTCCAAGGGCGGAACGCCGCATCAGGTCAACGGTCGATTCGCGTCAAATGCGCAAACTTCGTACAGGGTTGCAGATGAACGATACTCCGAAGAGGACTTGCAATACATCGTTGATAAGTTCAGCGGCGATAACGTCAATCTGCTTTCGATTTCCATTTCATCCATCGAACCCTACGACAAGCCGAGCATCAGCATTAGCGTGTCCGGCGAATATTGCAAGAAGATGCTGGACAACTATAAGCCGAATGTTTCTTGTCCGTCCGCACCTGACCGATATATCATCGACTGCCGCGAAATCGCCAATGCAACCGGCGCAAAATACGTCACGCTCTGGCTTTATGGCGATTCTGACGTTTATGCTTCTATCCAGTTTTCGCATTCTTCAAGGTACGCGCAATATTATGTCAAAGATTACCGCTACCTGAGAATAGCGCCCTGATGTCTTCCACCCCCAGCGCGTCGGCGATACGAATCGCTACCAGAACGCTGGGGGTATTTTTACCGGAAGCGTACTTGCAAAGCGTGTCTTGCCTGATGCCTGTTCTCTGCGAAAGCTCCTTCTGTGTCCATCCGCGCGCATTAAGCGCATCGACCAGCTTGCTCATTTCTTGCCCCCCCTCTGCGCTGGTAACTATATTATATGTCAATTTGGCATATATGTCAATAGGGCATATTCCCTTTTGAGGTGATTTTTTTTGAGACTGAAAGCCTTACGGCTGGAACGGCACTTGCAGCAAAGCGACGTTGCAAGAATCATCGGCTGCGGACAGCCGCTTTACAGCCGCTATGAGCGCGGAGAACGTGAGATTCCTCTGTCCGCCCTGATAGCCCTCGCAGACTTCTACGGCGTGTCGCTCGACTATCTTGTCGGGCGATCCGACGACCCCACGTTCACGCCGTCCGCCGGAACTATCCCTTGCTCCGCCAACAAGGACTGAATCACCTTTCGCGCTGTCAGCGTCCACATAGCGAACAGCCGCACGGTGCCGTTCTCCGTTTTGACGGGCTTGTAAGTCACCATGTCGGCAAAGTTCCCGGCGACCACCCAAGTGCCATCGGAGCGCTGTATCTGGATACCAGCGCGGAACAGCGCCTGATTCAACTCGCGTGTTGTCATGCCGTACTGCATCGCCAGCTTTGCCGTGCTGATGGGCTGCGTGTCCGTGATGTTTACTGTCGGCACGTCAACCTTCTCGCTGTAAACCTCTGGGAACGCCTCACGGACTGTGCATCCGAGGGCTTCGGCAATGAGCTTCATCGCGTCAACCGTTGGGCTTCCCTGTCCGTTGGCGTAGCGGTATATGGTCGGCTTCGAGATGCCCGCCTTTTCGGACAGTTCAGCGACGCTGATTCCTTGTACCCCGGCGACGTGGAGAAAGTGCCGCAGCTTCTCAGCCATCGACCTCACCCCCGAACAGGTCTTCGACCGTGGTGTCGAGCGCCCGGGCAAGGCGAAGGGCGTGACGCACGCTCGGAATGCTGTTGCCATTTTCCCATGACGGATAGCTGCATTCTTTCAGCCCTGCAAGCCGAGCAAGCCCGCGCCCTGAAAGATGCTTTGCAATCCGCGCTGCTCTTAGCTTATAGCGCAAGCATATCCCCTCCATCCTGATTAGCAATCTAATCGCGTGATGATTAAATTATAAGTCACTTCTTGCAAGATGTCAAGAGGTGAACAAAAATTTTTTTGTGTGGTGAAGAGTATGTTTGTCCCGGAACGCCTTCTGGATTTGCGCAAAAAAAAAGGCGACAGTCAACGAACCGTCGCGGCGAGAATCGGAATTACGAACGCCCAGCTTGGAAACTACGAACGAGGAATCAACGAACCGTCTGCCAACATCCTCTCCCGCCTTGCCGAGTATTACGGCGTGACCACCGACTACCTGTGCGGACTGTCCGACAACCCGCAAGGAACGTCAGAACGCCCGATTCTCGACGCAACCTGCGAGGCGATTATCGCCAAGCTGATGGGTGCGCCGGATGACGTTGTGCGCGAGGCGATAGACTACGTTGAGTATCTCACCGCGAAAGCAGAACGTCGGATGCGGCAGGAGCGCAAGGAACGCGATAGCTTAAAGCGCATGGCGGACAAGGGCGACCAGAAGGAAGAACTGTAACCAGCAGGGGAAGCAAGGCGGAGAAGTAAGTGTGATTATACACCCACGTCCCCGCCTTGTCAAGCCCCTGCTTTTAGTTGCGCAAATGGTTGTCCGTTGCATTTTGTTGATGCCAACAAGATGGTTTCTGCACCATTTCCGCGAAGTCACGAAAATGGTCTGCCCCGAAATTATCTGCGCGAAGCCACGAAGATGACCATGCTGTGGATATCCGCAAAAATGGTGCTCAAAAAAAGACCGCCGCCACCGCAAAAATCGCGTCAGCGCATTTTTCTTTTTTTGTTTTCTTTTTTTATTTCTTTTCTTTCTTTTCTTTCTTTTTTTATAGCTAAGCAAAAAAAATGTGCTATTTGATGAATAGCAGAAAAAATATGCTAAGCACTTTTTTTATGCTAAGCAACGAATAGCGTATTTTCGTGCTAAGCAATGAATAGCATATTTTTTGTGCTAATGCAGCATGTTCGCAAAAGTGGCGCAAAACCTTGCAATTACTACGTTTCAGACACTTTTTATTCGCTGATGTCCGTCACATTCCTTCGAGTTTCTGACCTTCTCTGACTTTTACTTTTGCTATTCTGTACCTGCTTCCCTGACTTTCCCTGACTTTCCCTGACTTTCACAAGCGGAGTTTGACCTTTCCTTACTTTCGTATCCCAAAATTAACCATGCAAGAACATCACAATACTACCAAGTAGAATTGTTACAAACTGATAGAACGGCGGCATCACGAATCTGGATGGGAAATAATAATGAAGCTAATTTTTTCCCGTTATTTCCCACGGATTGCTTCTTACTTGCTTATTTTTTTTTTACTTGCTTTCGGATTCGATGCTCTTCGCAGTTCATATTGTTTATGTATTCATAACGTTTTCTTTGCAAAAATTTTCTTTTCCAGCCACGCGAAAAATTCAGTTTGCATGTCATCCGGCAGTTCCTTCACCTTCTCGACGAGCATTTTAACAACAAACTTTTTATCAAAAACAGGCATATTTTCTTCTCCAGTCGCGTATTTTTTATCGTCCACCGCAATACCATATGCTGACGCGCCGCGATATATGACTAAAAATTTTCCGTGCGTTTGCAAAATGTTTTCAATTTGTTCACAATTTACGATGGCACTTTGCTGCGATTTGCGGCACAATGAGAGAAAAGGAGTGATACACTTGCCACGGCAGACACTAAAAAAGCGCCCCGACGGGCGCTACGTTTGCAAATATAAGGGATTCTCGTTCTACGGGCGAACGCAGTCCGAAGCCCTTGCAGCCCGTGAAGAGTACAAGAAGCAGGAAAAATACGGCAGGAAACCACGGGAGAAGTACACATTCGCGGAGTACGCGGCGGAGTGGCTGCCGACGTACAAGAGCGAGGTGACGGCGAAAGTGTATGACGACTATGTGGCAAGACTTAACAAGATAGCGTCAATCTTGCCAAAAGTTGAGATGCGACTAATCACGCCGTCGGACATACAGCGGTTATACAACGCATTTTCAAATTATTGGGATTCCACGCGAAAGAAGGTGGCAATGACAACAAAAGCAGTTTTTCGAGCTGCGTTAGGAGATGGAATTATAGTAAAAAACCCATGTGAAAACATCAAGCCAGCAAAGGGTAAAGCGGGGACACATCGCAACCTCGAAGATTGGGAAGTGAAGCTAATCGAAGATACATACCAAGAAACGCCAATGGGATTGTACGCTATGGTGATGCTATATGCAGGGTTGCGACGGGGGGAAGCTCTTGCTCTCAACATTGACAGGGACGTTGACTTTTCCGCTGGAGTAATCCATGTTCGGCATTCGCTACGTTTTGAGCACTCTGAAAGTATCATAGTGCAGCCCAAAACCAAAGCGGGTGTTCGCGATGTTCCTTTATTTCCGCCGCTGCGGGAAGCCCTAACCGGCAAACACGGAAACGTTTTTTCCTTGCCAGCCGGAAAAAATATATCCCTTGGGCTTTGGAATGCGGAATGGCAGAGATACTTGCGCTTTCTGTCAGCGGTTGCGCAAAAGGAAGTTGCTATCCGTCAGCATGATTGCCGACACACGTTTGCTACAATGTTATATGATGCAGACGTTGACGTAAAAACAGCCACAAAGTGGATGGGACACGCAAACGAGATGATGATAATGCGTATCTATGCGCACCTCACGGAGAAGAAGGAAGAAAGTGCCATCGAAAGGGTGGAAAGTGCGCTTGCTAAGCGTCCAAGTAGTCAAAACGGTAGTCACGGAATCAGGCAATCGCCTTGAAATGCTGCATTCTCAACGGATTCACGATTTTTTGATATTCCCATATCAAGCATTATGATCACAGGAGGACGCTATGATTTCCATTCTGCCCGAAAGCAACTATGCCGCCATCATGGCTGAGACGGTTGAGCCGTATCTGG